CTATCCCCGGTAGGGATTCGCTATAGGCGGGAGTGCTAAGGAAGAGATTACAGAATAGGACAAGGACAACAAGGAGGGTACGCACCCAGGCCATACCCCATTTTGGTTTGTCAAGTAAACAATTCCGTTTTATTTTTCCATCCGCAGAATAGTTTCTTCCGATCAATTTTCCGAAACAATTAATTACGATATCCAAATCCTCATAGACAAAGCCATCCCTGCCGGCTCGACAATTCTTCCGTATCCAATCCCGGAAAGGATCTCTTTGTTCACCATGGTCAGCGTCGTACCAAATTGACTTCCCGGTTTTCGGGTCAGTTATGGACATCGTCCTGCAACCTTTTCTTAGAAAGAGCAACGGATTCTTCAGAGATGTCGAAACCAAGCCATTTCCTTCCCAATTTCTTGGCGGCCACTAAGCTCGTCCCCCCCCCGCAAAATGGGTCTACAACGAGTTCTCCTGGCTCTGTATAGGCTTCAATGAGTTGAAGGGGTGTCTTGAGATCCTGTTGCCAATCATGGAAGGTTTTGTCCCGTTCCGTTCTGACAACGTCCTGCTGAAATTTACACACTGGTGCTTTTCCTGCTTTCTTGAAAATGAGGACCGGCCTCCAATTCTCCGCAAATTGATATGGAGGTCCAAGGTGTTTTTCTTTAGAGAAAGCGTGAAAAGCACAGATAATCCAGATATACTCAAGATGTGGGATGATAGCATTGATGACTTCTGGAAGTCTGAGTTTTCCGGTATAACAACAAAAGAACCTTCCAGGCTTTAAACTTTTTGCGGCCAATTTTGCTACCATTTCGTAGTGCTTAATATGTTCATCGTCGTAAGGAGGGTCGGTGAAGATTAAGTCAACCGATTCGTTCGGGATGCGAACGTCTTCTATCGCTCGGATAAAAATGGTTTCTTCCTTGATATTCTTCCCTTCGCTGATTGCTACCTCTCGCTTCTTGTTGGCATCGGCCTTTTTAATCTCACGCTTAATATCTGCCTTGCTTTTATTTCCAGTCTTGACTTTATCGAATGTCTCTCTTGGTATGCTCGCAAGAAGTTGCGCCTCGGCACTCTCCCGCTTCGTCAGGCCAAGGGAGGCAATTTGAACAGGAGAAAAGTCACCGCCAGTAACTTTTCTTGGTTGTCCCTTTTTGGCTACCTGTCCAGATTGTTGCCCCGCCGCCAGCATTTCCCCCATCTTGCGCTCTGCTTCCAGGGCATAGCTTCGACAGTATTGAATCGCCTCCTCACCCATGCCTTTTCGTTTGGCCCAATCCGCGGCGGTCAATGCAAGGTTTTTTAATTCCTTAGCCTTCTGTATTGTGTCAGCCTCTGCAAGCATTTGAGAAGCTTTGGTAAAAATTACAAGAGAATTGGTTTCGCTCATCATTTCATCCCCCGTTCCGCAAACCATAATTTTCTTTCAGGGGATTTCATATCTTCATCAGAAGCTAAGTCAAAATCATCTGTTTCCCGATAAATTTTCAACGCTTTAAATGAATAAAAATCAGGAGTCAATCCATAGCCACATTCTGAACAGACTATTTGATTTAAGCCTGAGATTTGCGGGCGAACATTTTTGTAACAATATTTACAGTAAATCCATCGACCAAATCCTTTTATATCTTTAACCGGCTGAATATGTACTTCGTGTTTACCATCGGGATAAAACATTTCCCATGCAATTCTTTTATCCATGAATGGCCCCTTTCATCCCACAAAAAAAGGGGTCCCGGGTAAGTGGACGATGCTTTCGCATAGGGTGGTCCTTTCCCCGGAAACCCCTAATTTTGTGGATTGATTGTTTTGTCGCATCGCCCAACTGACACCACCCTTGAAACCTATATTACGCAAATGCATAATAAATGTCAAGATGCTAATAAATACTCTTTTAACCGGCCCTGTGATTCAAGAAGGCTATATTTCGATGGGCCCCCACCATATTTATCTGCCATCTCCTGTAGTGTTAATCCATACAACCACCTATATTTTGAATGAAACTTTAGGTTACATCCATGACAAATGGGCATATAATTTTCCTTGGCCTGATGTGATTTATCAAAATCTTTATGATGAATTCTATCGGCCCTACCGCCACATTTTTCGCAAATATACCCAGCCTCTTCTAAAACTTCTTTTCGTAACTTTTTCATTTGGGAATGATTTAGATACTCTGAAGTCCCTCCATTCCAACGTGGATTTTTGTTACCCGTAATATCTCTACTGATAAATTTGGGAAGATCGAACGGAATTTGTTTTCTAAATCTATGATAATGAAATGAACAATATCCACGTCTCAAGACTGGCTTGAAACAATTATTGACTGTACAATGCGGGTAATGGATTCGTTTGTAGATGGGGGTTCCGTTTCTTTTGTTCAACCAGTAATGTATTTTGCAAAATCCTTTCGCAAAATACTTCCTGGAACAACCTAAAATTGAACATTCCCTAATATCCAATTGATCACCATCCGCCAGAAACAAAAAAGGCCCAGGGCTGAAGTCCGTCCGCTCGCGCGGATTGGGATAGACTAACCCTGAACCTTTTCGTTTCTGGATTTTTTATTTTCGATGGTCGGACTTCCATTTGCCTATCCCGAAAATGATTCTACGCTACTGCGTAATTCCTGTCAAGAAAAATCGCTTATATTACTCTTTTTTCTGCTCGGGCTCCAGTCTCTTGTAATTGAACTTACCCCGGATATTCTGGTTATAGAAACTCCCGATAGAATCGGCAGCCATAAAGTCGGCGTGCATCTGCGGCTCGATCCCATAGTGTACATAGATCATGTTAGGCTTACCAGACTTTCCATGAAATTCAACCTCCATTTTTTTTGTTGGCTCGTGGTAACCGATCGAGGCTACATTTGATGACTTTACTGGTGTTCTTTCCATGACCCCTCCTTTTCATTGGCGGGAACCCGCCGGTTAGTTTTTCCCTCCGAGGTCAATTCTCATGGGTTGACCTCATTCCTTTTTCACCAACTTTTTATTGGAAGCTATCTTTTCCCTTCCTTTTTTAATATAATCTTTTGTTTCTTTAACAAAACCAGAAACAAATTTATTTAAACTTACATCTTTTAATTGTTTATTCTCCTCCTCCAACTCCTTCATCTTCTTCTTTGCATTATTTAGATAAACTTTTAACTCACCAGCTACCGTCATCTGATTAGTTAGTGCATTTTCCAATTCCTTTATTCTTGCTACCTTTTTGAGTTCCCATTGTTCCCTTATCTCTATTACCTTATCCTCTAACTCTTTGATGCGTTTCCCCAGTGCAACGACTTCTCCTCGTTCAATTTTGTAACGTTCTTTCCAGTAAGAAACTTTATCTTCCAACTCCTTGATTTTGGTGAGGAGATGGGTAATATCATCCTCTAAAACTTTCATGTATTCAGGATCACGATTCAACGGAAATACACTTGATATTTTGACACTATTTCTTGCCCTAATCTCTTTTATTTCATCCATCTTTGGACTCCTTCTCTATGTAAAACAATATCCTCTTTGACAATGCCAACAAAGCCATTTGTTAAATCCCCAAGAAGCAACCTTGACCTTTAGGCATTTTTTATTTTCCATACAACTTTTACATCGTCTTTTTTTCCATTTCATTTCCCCTCCTTCTCTTCTAACTTAGTTCCATCTGATTCTGTATAAATATCTTCCTTTTCATCATCAAGGAAATCGAAACTCTTGTTTTGCTTCTCTTTCAAGGCCTTCATCAATGTCTCATTTGGTACAAACACTTCTCCGTGTTCTGTTTGAACAAACTTCCCGTGCCTTTCCATTAGTTTTCGCTCGATTAATTTAGGATTATCTCTTTTAAAATCAATAGGATAATGTACTGGAATATTATTACATTGCATTTCTCCGTCATCTCCATAGATTCCATCAAAACCACAGCCATGATTAAGCCAGAGTAATTGTCTTAATAATCTCTCATCCATCTCTTGAGTCATCTTTCCTCCTTAGGCCAATGGGCTATTTAATTTCTATCTTATCACAGCTTTTGTCATTGGTGGTCTGACAATAACAATTATAGAATCAAATGGAGCATTCCATTTTACATTCTCAAATTTAATTCTTCCCCTTAGATATCTGACTTCAAGAGGGATTCCCAAAACAAGATCATGAAACCAATCAGTTCCAGTTCTACTGGGCAATAGAAAAACGCTGGTTTTCCCCTTCTCACTTTCTCTAATTCCTTTTTTTAACCATTTATAAATATTGTCTCCAGAATAAGGAGGATTACAAAAGTTAGTTTTTCCCCATTCAATCGCAAGACCGTCAAAAATTAGTTTTTTCCCAAATTTTGGCTCTTCTGGACAGGGATCAAAGTTAAAATAAAATTCCTTATCCAATTTTCTGTAAAGTTCCCTTGGAGTTTTCCATGTCTGAACTCGATCACCAAGTAAACCTTTATTTATCATCACTTCCCCTCCTTAGACGGCCAATGGTACGGGGGCGGTATGTAATAGCCCCGTTCTATCACCTCTGGATTTCTCCACCATTGGCCGTCTCACTTTAATCCTCAAATACATTTTCTACTTCTCCAATGATCTCACTTTTTCTAAGAATACCTTCTTCCTTAACTTTCTCAAGAAATTCATTCAGTTCGATCATTGCCTCTGCAAATTTATCTTCACTCATCTTTCCCTCACTTTAGGGGTCGGGCGCCAGTCCCATCGCTAATATTCTGACACTTCCCTCGAATATATCGAAATCTCCCAATCCCTTTCGGGACCGACCCCATTATTTCTTATTTTTCTTCCTTTAATATTTTAAGAACACTCTTTTCCACCAACCCAATTATTACTTCAGATAGAAATAAACCTTTTTCTCCGGCACGTTTTTCCAGCCATGTTAGAAGTCTCTGTTGATTTAGGAAATCAATGATGATGGGTCGGCCTTTTTCCCGTAACCCCGGGAATTGCGTTTCTTTTATCTTGGTTTGGAACTCCTTGTTAATTTCCTCCAACCGGATAACACCTTCTTTTCCAGACAATTCCAGTTCTGGGGAAAGTTCATTCACCCCAGCCTTTACTATAGGTAGTGAAGGAATGGGTCTTATAAAATGTAAACGTTCTCCGCATTTACATATTCCATCGGCAACCTCAAAATCTGAGGATAGTTCCCTCTTCCAAATTGCAGGAGTTTTAACCATTTTCATACAGGTGGGGCATTTCCAGTTATTAAATATTCCAATAGCGTCTTTCATTTCTGTTCTCCCTTCTCAACAAAATTCATTCCGGTTGTATCTTTCTGATTTGCCCTATCCGGGCCTTGCTGACACCAAATTTGCGAGCAAGAGAAGCATTCGTTATGCCAACTGATGATTTTATTTCGCTCAATTCCTGAATGGTTAATTTGGTATTACCCTTACCCTGCAAACCCTTCTTTATTGCATCCTGTGTATTGTCCCGATAAGTTCCAAGAAAGAAATGCTCAGGGTTGATACACTTTTTGTTATCGCATCTATGGCAGACCAAAAGACCCAACGGAATGTCCCCGAAATTTTGAGTGTAGATGAGGCGATGAAGTAACCACATCCGACCATTTCTCTTTATAATTGGATACCCCTCTCGACCAATGCAGTGACTATTCACGTTGAAGCAGCCCTTGTCGTCTACGACAAAAGTGATAGGCTTTTTCATAAATAATTATTCCTCTTTCTGAATTCTGAACTTCACTCCGGCTTTTTTTAATTCTGCCTTGGAAAGCTCATCGGCCAGGTTATTCTCTTCTCGAGGGATCCATTGGAGTTTGAGTTTTGGAAATTTTACAACGAGCTTTCTCGCAATAAGGGCGAGCGGAACGTAATAACCCTGCCTAATTTTCCACCTGCCACTCATTTGCTGGATGACAAGATTTGAGTCTCCGTAGATATGGATCTCTTCCTGTTCCATTTCATTCTTTAGCAAATATTCGAGTATCGCCAGAAATCCCGCATACTCAGCATAATTGTTACTTTGATTCGGCGTGGGATCGAACATCTTTGATGCCCTATATATTTCTTGATCGTTTTTGAAAACAATTACGCCGTATGCCCCCGTTCCTCCTGGATTTTTGGGTTCCATGCACCCGTCAAAATAGGCTTTTATCATCATCTAACCTCCCACTTGCGCTCTTCTCTGAATTGACTTCCTTCTTCGATTGTTCGCTTGAACCTTTCTGCTCACCCACTCGCAATTTCCGGGTTCATAATTTCCTCGATTATTTGTCCTCTCAAGCGTTAGCCCATCTGGCTTTATCCCCATATCCTGCAAGAAATTATCGAACTTCAGCCAGCGATCACAAACCGTGATTCCTCTTTTCCCGTAAGAAGCGAAGTCTTTATTTTTTGGGTTTAAGCATCGATCTTTCATGTGCGCCCATGAATCGTAGGTGCCGCTCCTTCGTGGTTTCCTACAATGGCCGTGGCGGGCTTTCTGGCTCGTCTTCTTTCCTTTCTTCCTCCGTACCTCTTCTCGGAGACACCCGCAGGATCTTGTCTTCCCACTCTTTAAAAGCTTGCTCTGAATTGTTTTGATCGTCCCGCAGTCACACTGACATTCCCATAGGAAATCATATTTGCCTCTCCCGTGGAATGCTGTGACTACTAAGCGGCCAAATCGCCTCCCCGTCAAATTCTCCATTGTGGAACCTTCCTTCCTTACCTAAAACGGCACATCGGAATCATCTGTGCCAGGCGGGAGATCGTCTTTTCCGCCGCCCTCTGCGGGTTGCTTGCGCTCTTCTCCAATTACCACCACTACCTTGGCAAGCACTTCCGTAACATATTGCTTTACGCCTTCCTTCTCCCATGATCTCTGGGTGAGCTCACCCTCTATGAGGACCAAATCTCCTTTAGTGGCCTGCCCTAACGCTTCAGCCAATTTTCCCCATGCAACGATCTTGTGCCAGGTCGTTGTCTTTTTCCACTCACCGTCTTGCTTCCAGGATTTCTCGGTTGCTATAGAAGCGTTGCAAACCGGTTTCCCGTTTTGAGTGAACCTCTGCTCTGGATCTTTCCCGAGATGACCCAATAGGGTGATTCTGTTAATACTTGGCATTTAGGTCTCCTCCTTTTTTGTTAAATCGCCAAATTATGATAAAATTTCTCCTCCCTCTTTTTTCCCTCCCTTCATTGCTTGCATAGCCCTCCCTATCTGGTTAGCAAGCTCTTGAGGTACTTCTTCTAAAAATACTGGAAGTAGTTGTTTTGGATCAGGCGGTGTACGGACCACTTTCCACCCTTGCCTTAATCCAATATTTGGCACAAAGATATTGTGTCTTAGGCGTATCAGGCCCCAAATGAGCTTTTGGAAGAGATTGCAGGCGAATGCGTACTTTTCCTCCAAAAAATTCTTCTCGGCAAAATCATAATCTGGAAGCATTGCCCAAATTGCCTTGCATTCTTCGGAAAGATTGATGTTCAATACAATTTCTCCTTTCTCCAAGGGAAGTTGTGGTTCTTTGTACTTTTTTTCTTTCAGGATTTTTAAAAACATTTCTTTCCCAAATAATTCCTCTCCGATAACGGTTATGGCCTCTAATAGGTTCATTCCTTCTCCTTTCTTTTAACAAGCCTCAGTAGGAATCCCCGTCGCTGCCTGCACTTCCTGTATCATCCTGCGTTCGTCTGAATTGCCATCCGAAAGGTGCATTAGGTAAATGGTGCGACACCTGCTTAAATCATTGGCCTTAAGCATAGCAATTACATTCTCAAGGCTCATATGGTTCCTCCGCACCCTCTTACCCACGACGGCGGGAATATTGCCTTCCAGAATGTTTTGAGACACAAGTTCGGCTATATTGTTGCACTCGATTGCAATTATCGTAATCCCCTCGAATCTATTTTCTACGTAGGAGGTATCGGGTACGAAAAGGAGGCGATCATCCTTTTGGGCGATAAAGAATCCCAGGGACTCCTCGGCGTCGTGTTCGAGATGGAAGGTTCTAATTACCCACCCGGGCAGATCATATTTATGTTCCCACCCATCAATAATATGATTACGATGGTGGAGGAGCACATCCAGCCGATTTGCAGTGCCCTGGCTCATATATACATCTACGCCAGCCTTCAGGAGGTCCATGACTGCCTTCGAATGATCACCGTGCTCGTGAGAGATGAGGCAACCAACCAAGTCCGAAATCGCAACCCCGTGGGCCCTCAACTTATCCCGAAGCTGTTTGATGGGCAATCCCGCTTCCAAAAGTAGGGGGGATGCCCCATCAGATTGGAGGAGATAGGCATTCCCCTTACTACTACTTGCTAATGAAGTGAATTTCATCTCAGAACCCCGGACATCTCCTTTGCGGGTTTTCTGCTGCCCCCGCAACTCTCGGTCCCATCTGTGTATTTTCAGGTTTCTTTGTTTCCTCCGGTACTTCCTTAGCCACTTTCTCAGAATCCGCTGGTATCGTGATGGTGTCTCCACTATTCGCCTTCTCTTCTATCGCAGATTGGACAACCGCAGCATCGATTGTATCTTCTTCTTTTTCAACAGCCAGAAAAGCAGCATTTACCTTTTCAGAATCGATCTGAAGTTTGCTTGTTGCCCTGGTTACGAGCGTCTTATACCTCATCTCAGTGGGATAACCCCCCCAAAATTCCTTGCTCTGTGCTTTGGATTCTGACTTTTTAAAGTCTTCCTCTGTGACGATTATGAGCATATTTTTGCTCTCTTCTTTAAAGATGATATAGGCAAATCCCCCTACTATTTTCCCGCGGTTGAAGGGTTTCTCGATCTGGAATTTGTAGGATTCAACAGCATTCCCATGAGACTTTTTGATAGGTTCGAATACATCATTTTCATGAACCAGTTCATACCGAATATCCACTGGCTGCTCAACGGCCATTGCACGGCGATAGAAATCTTTGCCAACATATCCAATGCGAAGATCAAGGTCATATTTCCCGGCCCGTTTATTGAAATAAGGGATGGGTGAAATGTGATTGGGTATCAGAGCATCAAGACCAAGCTCGATTCTATTCATGGCATCCACTGCAAGTTTCGGCATATTGAGATTGGCCCAGGTGATCGGAGTGCCATCCGTCCCCTTGTCCAGCCGCTTACGCTCAAGCTCTCCGAGAGCAGTATCTATACGAAGGAAAAGATGCTGAGCCAAACGCTTCTGCATTGGGGTCAATCCCATATTGCTCCCTGTAATGCTGTTAAATTCCTTCATGACGGCATTGGTGAATCTTTCTGAAATCGGCCGTTCTTGCGACTGGGGTAGATTTTTCTCGTCTTTCTTGTTTTTCTGTTCCACTTTCTGTTCCATGTTATTTCCTCCTTTTGGAATGCCGTCTCAATCGGGTATCCCTTCTTGATCCGGGCATATAGTGTGGTGACTTTTATTCCTAATTCTTTTGCCCAATCGGAAAGAATTTGAGTCCTGCCTTGATATGTGATCTTAATTACTCTCCGGTTGTTTCTCCTTTGCTGACCTTTTGGAATCCATGTGCAGTTGGTTGGCTCGTAGTTTCCGTCATTGTTGACTCGTTCAATGCTGAGTCCAGGTTGGTATCCATTCGCCATAGCCCACGAATGAAAGACGGCATAGTCGGCCCACTCTGAACAAATTGTGATGCCTCTACCGCCATAATTTTTATAAGAATTACTATTTGTATTGCCACACCGCTGGCGCATTTCTCTCCAGATTCTATAAAGAGAGGTTTCCTTGCCTGGCAATATTCTTGATAATCGGTGTGTGTAGTGTCCTTTGTGATCCATCTTGATTAACCTCTACCCTCAACGTCTTGTCCTCGGACACATAAAGTCTTATCATCTGCGACCCAACATCGAAAAGATTATTCACGGCCTCGGCGTTATCGGCGAACACAGGAGCCTTAAGTTGGTAGTGCTCTTGCAGGACCTTCACGATTTCGAGTCCTGCATTTATGCGGGCGCCATTATTCAAACCGGCATCAAATGGAACACCCCCTACTGTGATCTGGCAGCACTCAGATACCGCAAGATTTATCTGAACATCAAAGAGCTTAAATCTAACCGTGTCGAACTTATCATTGATTCTCGTCGTCAGCATACTTACTTTCTGCCGTACAAAAAGATCCATGAGGTAGAGCTCCCCTTCCAGCTTTTCAAACTCGGCCGAGAGTTTCTTTTCGGAATCCTTCAACTCTTCGATTCGTCTCTCTCCTTGCTCTCTGGCGCGGAACAGGTCCACTATTGCCTTCTTAGAACTGAGGTTTCCTTGAAACTGTGATATCTCTACCTTGATCTTTTCAATGTCCTGCGCCTTGCCTTCCCTCTCTCCCAGGATTTGAGACTCCATATCTTCAATTTCATCCAGAAGTTCTGCCCTATTCCGGACCCCGGAGAAGTCTTCGGATGATTGTTTGAGGACATTTCGCTCCTCGATGGAGACCTCCAGTTTGGTCTCGGTTTCGTGAATTGATGAGGAGACGATCTCACGTTCTTTTTTAAGAGCATCGATCTCCCCGGCAAGGCTGTTCCGCTGTTCCTTTAACTGGAGACCTCGCCGATTGATTTCACCTAAACCCTCGGCCTTATCTTCATTAAAGGCTGCAAGAGCCTTATCCCGAGCACTCTGAACTTGATCTGGTGGAAGTGCCTGACCGCAAGAGGGGCATGTATCGGAAGTTGTGTCCTCAAACTTCCGTGCATCAATGATACTCCACTTATTGCGAAGATCGGAAAGGTTAAGATCCGTGCTCTTCAGGCTGCTATCTTTCCATTTAAGGTCCTCATCTATGGTTTTTATTCGCTTTCGAGAAGCGTTTACCCTTGCTTCAACCTCTGAAATTTCCTGGTTAAGGCGCCCCAGGATTGCCAGGGATCCGGACCGATTGGCATCCTCCATCTTTCGAAGATCTGCATTGAGCCCAGAGAGCTTCTTTGTGAGATCAGCGATACTACCTCCGGTGTTTACCCCTTGGAGCCTTAATTTGGCATCGTTCAGGGCAGTTTCTAATGCCTGGGCCTCCTTCTCTGATGCCTGTCGGTCAATGCCGTCGGTAATGGGGATTCCTCGGCGAACCTCATCGACTCGGACTGCAATTTGAGGGAGTTCTTTGTTGATCTGTGTGCGGCGAGAACTGATGATCGATCTCAAATCATCGAATGGTGTCTTACTTGACTTGAATTTTTCAAGAGATGCCTTTAAAGGGAAAAGCTTTTCGTCTGATGCTATAACATTCGCATCGGAAATATTTCCGCATACGTCAAGCAAGATTGAGCGTTGACGTTGCCATGGAAGGGCTGGGAATGTTGTGGGACTCGTCAGCAAGCGAAATATTTCCTCTGTTCCGGTCATTTCTTCAATAAAGGTTTTATATTCTTTTTCGGTTTTCGGAATTGAGTTGATAAAGTGCTGTGTGGAATGACCGCTAAACTCAGCCTGTGCACGACCCCGAGCCTTGACCCATTTTTCTTTAAATATCTTTTTTAAATTTATCTCTTCACTGTCCACAAGTAGAGTTGCTTCGACCGAATGATCAATGCCTCTTTCAGCTATATTGCCCTCAGCATCGAGATTCTTAATGGAGAATTCCGCACGCCCAAGTGCATCTTTCCCAAAAAGGAGCCAGGAAAAACCGCTTAATAATCTGGTCTTCCCGGAAGCGTTTTCTCCATAACAAAATATATCTTGTCCTTTGGGTTGTAGGCTGAAATTTCCGCCCTGAAATTGGTTCAATGTGAGATTGGATAATCGTATCTCTTTCATGTGAGGTCCTTTCCGGTCAGCGCTCTTTCAACCGACCATCCATTTTTTAATCTCTGCCACAGCGTACCTACTCTAATGCCTAAAGATTCTGCCCAGGCAGTCAATGTCAGAGTGCGTCCGTTGTGAGTAATAAAATGATTCCTTTGTGTGTTGTTATTCTGCTCCTTTTGCGTAGCCCACCTACAATTGTCAGGAGTATAGCCCTTGTTGCTATCTTTTCTCTCAATGGTAAGGTGATCCAGATAACCGTTAGCCATCGCCCATTCATAAAACTTTTTAAAATCAAGCCATTCGTCACAGATGATGATTCCGCGCCCACCATAGTTGGCATAAGCTTGGTTAGTAGACAATAAACAACGTTTTTTCATGCCCCACCATATTTCATATAACCGAGTCTTAGACAGTCCATGGGTGGTAAGCTGCTTGCGAGAATTCTCTTTTTTGAGACACCCACAACTTGTATTGAATCCCTTGCTTGCTCTGTGAAGGTTGCTTTGGCTTACCGTTGCCGTTTTCCCACAGTCACAAATACAAAGCCAGTTCACATTCAGCTGTTTGTTTCTGCCGACCGGTTTCAAAGCCACCAATCTTCCAAATCTCCGTCCTGTTAAATCTAAGAATCTACTCATCTTCTTCCTCCTCTTGGTTTTCCACGGACTCCCCTAATACTTCCTCTACCTTCTCACCCTCGAACTGTGCCTGTTTCAAGGTTTTGATAAGATCTTTCCGCCTTTCCTCATCCCTCCTATCGAGATCGTCTAAGAACCTTGATATCGATCGATTCATCGAGTTTCTCCTTCCCAATTGTCCTGATAAAAGAGATAGTCAGACAGTTTCTTCAATCTTGGGAGCCTCCTTTTCTTTCTTTTCCCATCCTTTGAGTTTACCTTGACCTGCAAAAAAGCCATGGATCCAAATCATCACAGCACAACCAAAAAATTCAAGAACGGTAATAACCCAAATAATTAAAGGGTCAGGATGTTCCATTTCTTTTACTTCCCATCTTTCTTGACAATCTCCTCGGAGTGAAAAATATTCTTCCCCGTCTTCTTCAGCACCTTGATTGCACACTCTTCAGAGCACACTTCATAGATCGTTCCATTTTCCACGGGGATTGATTGGACTTTATCACCTACGACAACCTTCTTGGTGATCCTCGGCTGAAACTCAAATATTCGTGGAGTAATCTCTGGACAAACATCACAATGAAACAATGAAATTTTAGCCATGGTTAATTCCTCCCTTTAGAAACATATTAGTAATCTATCCCCTTTCTTGCTGGTGGAATCTTCCTCATTTCTTCCCTCATCTCATGGTTACTTTTCTCAAGGTAGTTTAATTTATCTCTAAATATGGGACTCACCTGCCAAGAGTAGAAGAACTGTCCGGCAATGAAGCCAATAAGGATGCCGAGTATAGCCCAAGCAAAAATATTCTTTAGGTCTGTTTTTTCGCTTCCGCCACAAATCGGACACTTCGTCATCTTTGTTGCCTCTTTCCGATAGTTGCAATCGAATTGCAGCTCGTTTCCTGCTGTCCATTCTCTTTTCTTGGATACCCCCTGGCTGAGTCAATGGCATCATAGACATCTACACCGTGTAAAATATAAAGCAGGGAGACCCTTAACTCTTGCTCATCCATGTCTTGGACTATAGGACAAAGAGTTTTTTGAACATTAACCCTATCAAGTTCTGCTAAATAATGTATAGCTGGCATGTCATTACCCTCCCATAAGACTGGAAGGGAGCTACTGGCCCCCTTCCAAACCTTCTCGTTTTTACTTCTCCCATATTACTTTCGCCTTGGATTCTTGTTTCTCCAAAGGAAGAAGGTAGTAACTGATAACAAATTGCGGATCTGCGGTGTTGACAGCAATCGCTGGCATAATGCTTGCGTTCGAACCATAAGCTAATGGATTTGTTCCACCACCAAAACCCGCTACGCTTCCCCCGCCACCACCTCCAGAACCAATGGTTCTTGAGGACATCTTAAACTTAACCCTGAATCGAATTCGTTCTGTTGAATCCACACCAAACTTTTTCATCACAGAGGAAAGATGTTCTAATATTTCTTTCTCAACATCTTCCAAACGAATACGATCCAAGCACCAACCATTAAAAGTCACCACCCTAACTATCTTCTCAGTAGTCAAGGGTTTAACCTGATCAAACTGAGGCATTTCTTTTGTTGCATCCCCAACTACACCTGGAAGCATCTGGAGTAAATAGGGATAGATCGGCTGAGGCATTAGATACTGATAGCCCGAGCTTGAGTATGCGATTGCCTCAGATCCAGCTATAACTCCAGGACCATCAGCAAAAGCAGTTCCAGTTACCAATATCAATAAAATAATTGTCATCAGAAATTTCTTCACTTTTCACACCTCCTTAAAAGATTAGGAAGGGGAGTTGCCTCCCCTCCCTTACGTTTTTACCAAGCAATCCCAAAACTAATAAGGGACCCTGGAGCGAACGGGCTAAATGTTGCGGTAAATCCACTACCGTAAGTCGCTAAAGCTGCGCCAGTTTGGGCTGCAATAGCATCTCCGCTGCCAACAGTAGTAACTGCTGTGCCACCGGAAGAAGCCGCATAGGTTGTAACGGTTGGATCGACGCTAAATTTAACCTGGGCCTCAGATGAGTTCCACGCATTGGATAGAGTCCAACCATTTGTCTGGGAAATGCCCATCACGGCAGCAAAAGAACCAGCCTCTACTTTAGCTGGGCTGGAAATGGGATCGTGATCCCCTGCAAATGCAGGAACTGCCAACATTACTGCCAACATTAAACTAACAATCAACATCTTTTTCATAAAAATTTTCTCCTTTAAAGTTTAGGTTTAGATCACAAGCCTCCTTCTACGTTTGCTCGCCTCCTTCTTTTGGATTTTCAGCCAACAGCGAGGCCGAGTTCATGCTGGGGTATCTCAGGCTACCCCTGGCCTTCAATGTTCTTTTCAATTCTCCGAATGAGGCTTTTTGTCGGAGAAACTTGTCAACGACCTCTGGCAAGCCGTTATCACCTTCAAAAGAAACTCTCATGATTAATCCGGGAGCCAGTTCAAACTCTTCCCAGTGATCATAACCACCATTGATTTTTGTGAGTGTTTGCATTTTTGAAAGGAAACTCATGATTTTCTCCCTATCTCCCTATTTATTCTTCCCCATCCCGCATCTCTCAGCTTTTCCAGGGCACGCTGGATCTCGACAGTCTCGAACTCAAAACAGGGATCGCAGAGACCGTGCGTTTCGGATTTGTCGTCCAGCGGTTCTTTCTCGCCCATCACGGTTTTACAGCGATAACAGATGCGTATCATTTTCGTTTACCCTCCTTATGGACATTCCCCTGGAATTTAATTCAACGCAATTTCACATCCCTTACATTCATTCAAATCCTTATGGCAATCAAAACAGTAGCCAGTAGGATCGGTCCAGGGGAAATCAGCGATGATATATTTTTTCCAAATTTGTTTGAGCCAATTCATATGCTTCGCCCCCTTTCCAAGACATAAATAATTTAAGATTTAGACCTTCAGTACGCCTTTGATTCCATGCTCCTTCATCCAGGCCTCGATCTCCCGCTCTGAAAACCTAATAACCCCCCCGATCCGGATGTGAGGGATTATCGCCATATCCGGGGCGACCCTGCAGCGCGCCTTCCGAAGAACCCAAGATGAGGAGACGCCGAGCCTATTGGCCACATCTTTTGCCTTCAACCAAGTCTCACTCATTTTCCTGCCTTTCCTGTTTTGTGCTTATCCATCTTCTCTCTTACGCAACTGCGTCACTTTATCTACAACGGGCATAAATCATGCCCGTGTTCTCCCAATTATTTGCTCTTCCTGTACGAGATTGCCTGCTCGAAGGTCCTGAACCTGAAGGGGTGGAACTTCGAGGTAATTCTGGATTGGACCGCTCCCAGAAGGTCCCTGATATCCCATTCGTTCATGTCCTTGATAATGGGAGCCAGAAAGTCGATGATCTCTTTGGAAAGTTCCCTCCGTTTCCGAGCCTCCTCCCTTCTCTTCTTTGCCTCATCTTTCATTTGCTATCACCTCCCTTCCACCTATTTTGAATTTTCTCTATCGGGGCATGCGGTAATAAATCCACATCGCGTTGGCTGGACGGGTCGGTGGGTTGGCCACATGCCCCGAAATGTTTTTTTGTTTTGTCAGAAGAATATGCAGCCATCTTGACTTTCGTTTCCCATTATTTCCGCTTTCCCGTCTGTTCTTTTGTCCCCTTCAGAATTTCCACCAACATTTCCAGATCTGGAAGCTTTTCTCTCAGATCATTCAGAATCCTCTTCTCTCGTTCCTCCTTCTTTTGGTCGAACTTCTTGTTCAAGAAATCCTTCGGCCTGAGATCGCCGATCCGCTCCATGTAGACTTCCATGTCTGAAACCGTAAACCTGGGACTATTTTCTTGCGGGGAGAGATTCATCCTTTTGGAGAGACCTTCAGGCGAATGACCCATCTCAGCGGCAACATACTTTAGGGGTTTCCCGCAGGTTTGGAGGCAATAAACAAAGAATGTGTAAAGGTCATCAGTTTCCATAGCCAACTCGTCCAGAACATCGATTTTCACTATTTACCTCCCTTGGTGCATCCAATTGGTTGCAACTCTCTTTCCTTGAATTTCCCAAATCCATAGGGTCTAATATTCCTATGACATTAAATTTTTTATCCAACTATCTTCCCCTTTTTTTCGCTTGCAGTGGTTTAGATTTTTTGATATTATGGTGCAAATCTTTATCATTATTAATAGGGAGTTTTTCGGGAGGCCAAATCTGGTGAACCGGTCGACCCACGGCATCGGCGATCGCTTGTCGAATACGTGGATTTTTACGGAGGCCCTTGATAACAGAGTTGACGGCGGGAACTGTCATCTTCAATTTGTTGGCAATTGATGTTTGGGTAACATCCAGCAGCTTCATGAGAATGATAATTTCTTTAGAGTTCATAAGTTTCTTCCCCCTGTGATAAAAAGAATGGAGACAAGCCATGTATGCGCTCGTATTGATCGATATTTCCCCAAGATTCTTCGATAAGCTCGAATTATTGAGATTTTTAGAAAACATCGAAGAAAATGAGGCACAAGAGACAAAGGACTCAAAGATTCTCGAAGGCGTTTGGCTGATAGACCTAAGTAGACAACTATCTTTTCTCTGTAAAATCCTACGTGAGGTTCAAGGTCGTCATCTTTCATATAGGGTCTCCTTTTTCGAGAACAAACCGGAATTTATCATATGAGAAGTTGCTTGGTTTTGGAGTTCATTCTGGTTAACTTTTAAAGCGTGTGTGACCATGATTTAGATATTTATCATTTTAGTTGTAATTTGTCAAGAAAAAAATATAACTAAAATCATTTTTCTTGTAATGTATGAAAACTAAAGAAGAAATACGCTCACTTTTTTCAGCAAGATTACGTGAAATTGCCCAAAAAAGATTTGGTTATCAACCCGGAAAAGATCACGGAATGCGAACAGATATCGCAAATGAATTGAAGATTAGTGTCGGAACGGTACAGCAGTGGTTTGATGAGGAAAAAGAAACTATGCCCGATGTTATGCAATTCCTTAAAATTCATGATGCCTTTGGAATTACCCCGAATGAACTTTTGGGGATTGAAGAGATACAACCTAAAGAATTCATTCCTCCTGTAGAAATTACAGAGGATTTTGTATCATTCCCAATACAAATATTTGACTCAACCATTCAAACCGGTGGCCAATTCTTAGGGCAGGTCATCATTCACAAAAGGGTGTTTGGAAGAAGAAAAAACCTTGCTGCCGTTTACCTAAATGGGGGAAAAGAAATAAAAGTAGTGATTGTTGGAAAATGAAAAGTATCTTAAAGGGCACAAAGAGAAAAACCCTACTTTCCGTATTGACAATCGTTGTCCTCTCTAGTTGTTCGGTCAATGATTTCTTTGGCCACCAAACCACACAATATATCGCCGTTAGAGAGGTAAAAGGCAAAAGTACGCTCAAAGGTACATACGATGTTGAGCGGGCACTTAGTGAGGGTGTTCCAGAAGAAGAGATAGCACGGTATCTTGCTATTACCCGCAACTTTGACGTTGATAGGTACATAAAGGCGGGCTTCACATATAGGGAGATAATTGATTACCTTGCCAAGCAGCCTAAAATAGGCGGAGAAGTAAAGATAGAATGGAAACGTCACAAAATAGTGTACAAAGTCTATCCCGATAAACAGGATGTCGTCTATTGGGTAGAGACTTCCGATGGTAAAGAACGTTCTCCACTTTCTCGGGTTGGAAACTGCATTGTGGCGGATTCTGATAATTGGGAGGGAGAGATGGATTATGGTTCTTGGCCCTGGCCAAGGAGAGTTGAAATTATTAATGGAAAGTCCAAATTTGATGGTCTTGAGTTGACGAAAGTTGGATGGTGGAAGTGGAATTTTGACAAGGAAAACTTTCAGGGTTCAGTAATTATCAGTACGACTTGGTTTGTGTGGAACAATCATTTGGTATGGATTCTATCGGGCATTGGGGTCCTTTTAATTATCCTATATGGTTGGCATTCCGATACCGAAGATAAGAAACGCAAGAGGCAGGAAGCAAGGCAAGCAAAGGAGGAATAGAGGAATGAGAAAACCGAATTCGACTCAGAGAATATTTCAAGACAGGTTTATTGCGGAGGCAGAGCGGCGGCTGGGGATGGGTCGTTATCACCGAGGGTTTATGACTGAGGTGACACGATCCCTCAAAATGAAGCAGGTCTCCGTGGTCCAGCGGTGGCTCGAAGGATGGATGCCACGGCTGCCCCATCTGTTAAAAATCTACAGGGAGTGGGGAGTCACACCCAATAAATTGTTGGGGATTGAAGAGGAGTCACGATCCAGGCCAAAGCGGAAATGATTCGTTCCGCTCAAGGAGGTTTCTATGAAAATTACAACCCTAAGTGCCTTTCTTATTGTCCTGCTTATTCTTCCTACCCCGATACTCGCTCAAAAAAATTACCTCATTATTGACGGGAAGAAATACGAACTTGCTCCAGGACCAAGTTATTACGATGCCCATCCTGAAGAGAGAAACGCTACAACCCAACCCAACAAACCAATTGATGGCACTGGAACAAGAGAACAAGGGAATGAAGGAGGAAGCCATATCGATTACCCCTCGGCCCCTCCACCGCCACCCCCTTCATCTGCACCTCCTCCTCCATCTATGCGGATCGGCGTTCGTGGTGGAGTAATTGATGGCCAAACAGGGGATTTTTACCCACAAGTAAAAGGCGGTGTAGTTAATCCTCGAACCGGAGAATTTCTACCTGATGTTGAAAAAGGATATATTGATCTGGGAACAGGTGAATTCATCCCCAAGCGATAGATAATGGCTTCAATCCAAAAATTCGCCAGGCTTGGCCACCGGATTTATTGGAGACTTTATCTTCCTGACGGCACATTTAAAGAAAAGTACAAAGCTTCCAGCTCCAAGACGGTCCTGCAGGAGATTCTTGCAGACATTATCAAGATCGAATCTCTTTCACGCCGGAGAGAACTATCGGGGCAGGATCTTGTCCGGGCCCTGAACATGGGGATCATCACTCGGGCCGAAATAGACTTCTTCAGACCTCACGTAGAACCCCTGGAACCACACTTTCTTGTGGAGTTGAGGCCGGAGTTCGAAAATCTCTCGAAAGCCCAATCAACAGCCCACCACACCCACATGGCCAACCTCTCCAAGGCAAACGTTATTGAGGAGTATTTCCGGGCCATTCCGATAAATGAGATCACGCCAGAGGCAATCGAAAGATTCAGGGTGGAACGGAAGCGAACGGTCACAAACACGACGGTCAACCACGACCTGAAGGTCCTCCGGAAGTATCTGGATATCGCCGTAAGCAAGAAATTGATCAAGAATAACTCGGCCAGAAAGACCACACTTCTACGTGAACCAAAGGACAGAATTCCAAGGTGCTTCTACCCCGCTGAGTTAAAAACTTTCTTCCGGGGACTGAAAAGATTTAGACACCTCCTTTATGGGGAGATGCCTTTTATTGTCCGTACCCTTATCTACACCGGCCTCAGAAGATCGGAACTTTGCAATCTGAAGCCCGAGAATATAAAGTTCCACCTTCGTCAGATCCATCTGATCGGCAAGGGCAGGAAGACCAGAATCGTAGGAATCCACCGATCACTTGTCAGGGAATTCAGAACCAGGATCAAAAAGGGTTACATCCTTCGACCCGGGATTGATCCGTCATCTATCAGCCATGCGTTTAAGAAAATGATTAGAGGTTTGGATCTTGCTGAAGCACTCACTCTGCATTCACTTCGTCATACCTACATCTCTTATCTCCTTGAAAAAGGCGCCCCGACAAAGAAGGTCCAGGAGCACGCCGGCCACTTCAGCCTTGCCGTGACAGACCACTACACCCATGCACTACCATCTGAGGTTGTGATTGAAGATATACTTGATTTTGAGGGTCCAAAAGTGGACAAAAGAGGCAAAAAATAGGGCTAAATAGGGTGAAAAAATCGGTACTTTGGCGATACCAATTTTATAACAGTTCGATTTCATTAAATTGCCCCAGGCTTCCCAAGCCGAGGGTCGCGGGTTCGAACCCCGTTGCCCGCTCCACTAAAATCCCTAATAAAACCCACGAAATGGCCAATAATAAGATATCTTACGGATCAAACAACCCCAAGGATCATTTTCTATAATTTACTATTTTTTGGGTAAAAACTGGTTTTGGAGTGATTTCGTAGCGATACTTTGGCGATACTCATTCATAGGCTCTCCTTATTTTGTATCCGCCTTTGCCTTCCCATGCCCATTACCAGCTTTAAGGTGTTCATCCATGGACCAAGTTAGTTTATTCACGTTTTCTTTAAGCAAATCAAGCTTTATATTCATCTCATCCCGTTTAATGGCGGTTTGGTTATCCATCACCTCTATCCTATTAAAAATTTTCTCGGTGCTTTTCGTTTGGGTTCCCCAAAGAAAGCCTACGACTGCCATAGACATTAAAATAAATATTCCTATAATCTTCCACATTTGGGCAGAACTGGCCTTAGTTGTCTGTAATAGTTCCACCATGTCCCATTGTTTTTCATCACTCTTCTTTAAATTACCGATTTCAGTTTGGATACCGGAACAAACGGTACAATCAAGCCTAATACGATCCTTCTCTGTCATTGTCTCATCTCCTCTGTAAATAGCTCAGACCCTACAGACCCACCATTTTGAGAAAAGCTAAGGCCTTCTCAATTTTTTTATGGAAATGCGAAAGTTCTGTAATTGTTTCGACAGATCTCTTAAAAGATAACTTGGTGTTAATTGTTTTAAAGGAATACTCCATGGCCGTAGAAGCCTCCCTTATGCTCGCTATACATTCATAAATCAGCCCGAGGGAACGATAGAACTTAAACGGGAAGGTGATTTTTAAATAAATTATTTTTAATGCTTTCCCAAGCCGTTTATGATTCATCATAGTCCCATGCCAGGAGGAAGATAGGATGGCGCCCCCTGCCCCGGAGGATGAACCCTCTTTTTGTCGTTTTCGCCCCTACCCATAAAGGCCGGAATAGCAAATGGAATGGCAGAATAAACCGGAGGAATTTGTACTTTTTCGGCAGCATATTTTCCCATGGCATCTGCCAAATTGCTTTGTGCCTTTTTTATGTCTTTAAAGAATCTATTATTCAAAGGAATGAGTTTCCCAAGTCTTTTGACAATCCGGTCAATGATGTTTTTTGCAACGTTTACTACCTTCTTGAACAAAGAAGGCTCCCGATCATGTAAGATGTTCCAAAAATCCTTATTCATGAACTGCTGGCCAGAAAAATCAGCATAGAGTTCTTCTTTCACTTCTTCAGCACTTTCAAACCTCGGCATCCCAGATTGTTTCTTAGACAGATTTAAACCAACACGGTATACGGAAAAATCTTGAATGAGATCGTCAGTCGCATCTATAAATTTTTTATAGAGAGTAGGCTGCTCACTTTTTAAGGTGTGTATAAGTTCATGTCCTATCACAAAAAGATGGGGAGCACTAGATTTTATATGGAGATATATGGTGTCTGGTTCTTCGGGAATTACGATGCCATTAAAGGAGACTACTTCTTTTGTATCAAAGAAGACCACTTTTTTGCCGAAGGTCCGTCCAAGTTCACTAATAGCCTTCCCACTCTTAGGCACACGGACCTCGGCCAGGGCATCATCAGCCAGTTTTCTTCCGGTTGACGATTCAATTTCGGATTTGAGCTTTTTGATGGCTTCTGTAATCCCAATTTTTTTGATTTTTGACTCATCGAAGGCTCCTTTCATTTGCGATATTTCTTTTGTCTCAAATTCCTTTTCATGGGCTTGAGCATATTTAATGGCATCGCCTTCAGTGTTTCTTGTCCCTGCCAATTCACCATCGGGTCGATAAATATCAAATTTACCGGCAACTTCCTGAATTTTGTACCCTTCTGGGAGTTCTATCTTCGAGACATCTGAAAATGGAAATCTTCCCTTATTCTCTTCCCACCACTTGGCTGCCTTTTCTTCCGGCATTATAGCTTTATTAAAACGGATAGCTTGTGTGACCTCATCTCCGGTAGTCTTATCCTTACCCATAATATAAGAAACACCATTCGTGCGGGATTTTCTGCGAAAATAGGAGACCCCTTTTATGTTGGTGCTTGGAAGAAGTCTGAATCTTCCCTCGTTTTCAGTTGAGTTGGGATCGAAGGTAAAAGGACGGGATTCGCCTTTTTTCCAGTTACCCGCTTTCTCCTCCACTGGTGCTGGCTCCAACTTCACGCCCGCAAATTTCTTGCTGGCCTCAAACTTGGCGGGGTCTTCCCGATATTCGTGCTCATCCTGGCTGGATAGCTTGTGAGCATCGGGATACTTCATTCCCTGGTTTATTATCCTGTCCCGCTCGGTCCCCTCGTGGACGATGATGGCGGTGCGCTCTTCGGGACTGATCTGGTCATCAACGGCAACGGTATTTTTAGGAAACCACTTATAGGCCCCATCATTACCGCCTTCTGTCCAGCTTGAATCGACTTTCCGAATCATGTCACCATCTACAAGCCAAACCTGTGTTTTATCCTTGCCGATTGTTCCTAAAAGCTGTTTTTTGGCATCTTCAATAAGCTGTGGATTTAGTTTTTTATCTGATTTTTGGGGAGGGTTGTCTCTCGTTCGTTCCCGTTGCTCGATGGCATTCCCTTGTTTAAGAGCTTCATCGTATGACTTCCCCTCAGACATCAATTGTCTTTGTTTGGTCGCATTGTCCAATAGATAACCATAGTCTGCGTTCTTAATCTCTTTATCGAGCCAAATCTCATTCTCTGGAATGTAGGGAGAATTTTGATGGTAGGAAAAATTGGTAAACTCCTCGTCAATATTTTTTCGGATAAGATCCCCATCAACAATAAAAGCTGTGACAGGGCCTTCTTTTTTGTATTCTTTGGCGTTTACTTGGGTGTGAAGATCGGCGGGGGATATCTCGGCCAGGGGTTCTTTTACGACGGGGGAAGTTTCGGATTCGGTGAGAGCTTTCTTAATTGCTTCAAGGTCTGGAGGTCCCTCTTCAGTCTCAATAGTTTTTTGAGCCTCTCCAAGTCTTCTGGTGATATTTTCTTCGGAGATTCCTTTTCCACGCTGTTCCTCCTTCCAACCCATTATCTCATTATCAACGCTTGCTGTCAAGGATTGAATAGCTTCTTTTTTGGATGTCCATAAATCCGCTTCCGCCCGATCTTGGATAATGGCATTGGCTGTCTGTTTTACTCTCTCAAAAATCTGCTGTTGGCGAAGTCCTAACTTTTCACCATTTAAGCCTTTATTGATCGCCTTTATGGTTTCTTCCTTTCCGGCAGATATCCCACCTAACATTTGTTGAATCTTCATTGAAGAACCATATCGTCCTTCACCTTCAGCAAGAACTCCTCCAGCCTCACCACTTTTAATGATACCTTGGAGTTCGCGAATCGTACCAGCTAGTTCTTCACCTAAAGGTTCAGCAAATGGCAACCTTGGATACGCCTTCTCCCTTTCAGCCTGAACCGCAGCCTTACCCGCTTCACCTAAAGGTGTCCCTTCAAGGGTAGGCGTAGCTCCCTCTTTGGCACCTTTCATCTCCAAACCTTGTTTGATGCCAGGGAGAGCAAATTGATCTTTAGCGGTCGGGGAGAGTGCGGGTTTCTCTATTGGAGCAATAGGTGCAGGTGCCCCCTCGATTTTCTCTGCTGGTACGAATTCCCCCGTCTTCTTCATTGTATATCCACTTATGGCCTTCTCGGGATCCAGCCCTTCGTCAGCGATAATTTGACCATGAACTGAATCCGTATAGACCTTTCCGTCCTGCATCACAGCTACCTTATCAATCTCTGGATACTCTTCTGGCATGAGCTCAAGGTGCTGAGCCGTCGGGGGAATTGCCTGAGTTGCAAGTGATTGCAAGTCGGGGTAGTCGGCTAAAACTTCGGGGGAGACGGGTTTGCCTTTTTCAACAGCATCCTGCACTTCATATTGATGGAGTGATCTTGCCGTTTTCTTATCAAGAGTACCTTCTGGGTTGCTAGGATCAATTGAGCGGTCAACAAATTCCTTTTTTGTCATCTCCCACGGTTGCTTTCCTACCATATCTGCCAGATTGACAGTTTCTTCAAATCCCTTCTCTTTATGGTGTCTAAGTTCGTGATCAAGAGCCCTTTGGAAACCTTGTCTACTTAAATCCTTTCTTAGATAGATATTGCCCTCTGCATCATTTGTCGAACCTAATCCAGTCCCCTCAACACCTTTTGGGAGTTCAACTTCTTCAACCTTATAAACCTTATGGCCTTCTACCTCAAAATAGTCCGTAGATTGATTAGGAACCTGGGATTTAAAGCGATTAAATAGAGAATCATAATTAATAACCCCCTCCTCACTCACTGGCATGCCCTCTTTTGAGACTTCTTGACCAGCAAGGGGTTCGGTAGCCTCCATAATCGGAAATTCTTCGGGTGGAAGTTTGGCCGCTTCCTCCATATCTTTACGGGCTATTTCAGTAATAATATTCTCTTTTGGCTTCGCAACCGTCGGCATTTGCTGCCCCATCCCCATCATCTGGGGGATTGGTTGAGGAATAGGGGCTTGAATGGGTGGTGCTGTCGGTGTTGGCTGTGGAGGTAGAGCAATTGGACCGACTCCCATCGGCAGAATTGGCTGAGGTGCTTCAATCGGTGGTGCCTCTGGCCGTGGAGCGATAGATGATGCCGGCGGCATGGTGGTTCCGACAGGTTCTGGTGTCTCGGTCCCAATTCCAGGAGGTCTTACCGGTTCTGGTTCTCCCGTAATAGGGTTAATTTTAAACTCTGTTCCAACGGGAGCTTTTAGCCGCAAGATCGTCTTGGGTTTGGGTTCCATTAGCTGAAAACCTTGGCCTGGAGGCAATGCCAATTGAGCTCCTGCCTTTATTTCTGTAGCCGGTTGAACTGCTGGAGTCCCGGGGGCAGGAATCGTCGAGCCGACAACTTCTGGAACTTCCGGCGCCATCCCAGGAGGAGTAATTTGTGGACTCTCTGCGGGCTTGCCTGCCTCTGCAAAGGGAGGATATTCCTCTCCTTTGTTCCTTCGTCTCAGAGCCTCTTCCCTCCACGATGGATTGTTCCAACGCCTTAGAACATCGCCTTCGGAATATCCCTTGTTCATCATGTCCTCAAGAGACTGTGTAACAAGACCACGTTCCTTATTTGTAAGGCTTCTAAGCCAAGGACCTATTGGCGTTTTTAAAAATCTGGTTAATACCGCTGGTAGTACTTCCTCCGCAATGGTACCAGCCGCTCTCATAGCAGTTGGAAAAGCTGCCCATTCCGCAGCAGTCATTGTTTCTTTTGCCAAGGATTCATAGGGAGAAATCTTCTTTTTCCCAGTAACCAATTCTTTCTCGATCTCTTTCAATTTCTCTGGATCAGTTGTCGTCCCAGGGGGGAAAAAGTCTCCCTTTAATTCTGCTCGACCTTCCTCTCCTGCATATTTCCCAAAGGGAATCGTAAATTTTGCCACTTCCAATGCTGTCGGCGGAATCGCAGCCAAATAGGGATGGCGAGCAGCAAAGGGAGAAGTGACAACTTTAGGTTCGACAACGGGAGGCACCTTTGGTGTCGGCTTTACTGGCTCATGCGAAGGAATGGGTTCCTCTTTCGGAAATCCCGACAAATCAACTCCTGCTTCCGCAGGTGTTTCACGTGCAACCACAGCTGTCATTGGAGAAGGCTTCGGTCTCTCTATCGGCTTCATGAGGTTCGGGTTGATCAAACCGGGAGGGGTGATAGGTGACACTGTTCGTTCCGGGACAAGAGGGGTAGGGGACTTCTCAACGATCGGTTTAGGCAAGGCTTCCTGTACGGTAGGTTTTGCTACAATACTCTTTTGAGGAGCGAGGTATTCGATGACCTCCCGATAGGGGACTCCTGCCTTCACAGCATCATCAAGCCGATAGTTTCTAGTTGCGGCCAGATGCTTAGCTATCTCTTCTTCTGGTACTCCATCCTTAAGTGCCTGCTCATAATTATATGGCATGTCTACTCACTTTCATAGCGGGAATGGTCAACAGGAACTCTTGTTGCTGCTGGTTTTTCTACCCTACCCGCAAATCCCAGTGGTGCAAGAACTTCTGGTTTCGTTCCAATCTCGGCAATTTTTCTTATTGGTCCCCCAACTTTCTTAGCGGCCCAACCATAAGTGTTCAGGAATTCCCCCACTGCTCTCGGAGAACTTGCCAAAAGAATAGGCCAAAATTTAGGATTTATGAATTTTAAAAGAGCCGCTCCACCACCTGCTGCGAGCACCTTTCCCATTGATCCCCTTGGAATCCATTGTTTTCCCACATACCCAGCAACCTCAGCAGGGATATCAACCCCGGATTTATTCCCTAAAATCTGCATAAGATCTTTTCTCATCTCAAAGTTTTCTCTCAACGCTGAAGAGAGTCTCCGAAGAGTGTTATCAGCGGTTATTCTACCTATGGGGAAGGTCGCACCTTCTTTTTTTAACATCAGGTTACTTTCTATATCTTTTATGAGATTGGTCGCTTCGGCGTATCCCTTTGTCATCTTTTCATATTCAGGTATTGCACCTTTGAGACCTTTGCTAAGATTGTTCTCAAGTCGGGTTAAAAATACCTCCGCAGGACTTTGTTTTTCCACCTGATCTATGTATTTGCTCAATCTCTTTTTTAAATTATCGAGTCCCAATACCGTATTATCTTCCCAGTTCGTAACGTCTTCAATTGCCCTTTGGACTACATCCCGGTTCTTAACAAGAGGGCTTTGACTAAAATCCAGCTTAGTCCTGGCGTGCGTGCCCTTCCATTGCATAGAGGTTCCTATCTGAAATTCATCTGGTCCCATTAGTTTAGCCAGCTCTTGGTCCAAACTGCTTCTTACCTGAGTAAATGCTCCGGGGGTAGCCCTCACTTTCGCCAATTCAGTAGTGTAAGCACTTCCACGCTGATCCCTGAGACTTTGCAGAGCGTCTTTAGCGTGATCAACAACTTCTTCTCCCGTAAGCTTTCCCCTCATCGCCTTGGTAAATGCTTCACTCCCTTTAGCCGCTTCCTCAATAAATCCTGGCCCTCCTCCTGTAAGAGCTCCGACAGCTTCCTTTGTGGCTTTTCCAACGGCACCCACTATTGGTTTCGCAACCTTCAGGGGTAGGGTTAACGGATCCGTAACCGTTGCCGCAGTCTCCAATACCTTAGCCGTTCTACCTAACCCAGCAAGTTTTGCACCTTTTCCAGCCAACCCAAGCCCCCCAGATGCAAGTAGAGCAGCATCCACTGGTTTCTCATAAAGGTAATCAAATGCCATCCCTGGTATTTTGAGAGGGCTTTGATAGGCTTTGACAATGGGTTTTGAAACTTTCTCAAATGCCGCTTGCGCTTCTGGCGTGGCTGGTTCACCTGTGACCTTTTCCAATCCTCCTCTTATTATCTGGCCCGCCGCCTCTCCTACATTTTCAGCCGTTCGAAATGGGTGAGTAACGGCCGTAACGAGTCCCTTAGCGACATCAGCCACATTGGTTCCGACATTGCTTACAAACCCGCCAATGGATTTCCCGGGCGGCGCAGGCGGTCTCGGTCCAGTAGTTTTTGTCTGTTCGATTTGATTAATTAAGGCAGAATCAGTAACCGCTTGCCCTTTATTTGCCTCTAATTGTTTAATAAGTTCAGGATCAGTAACCGCACCATTTGCCATGGCTATTCTCCTTCTGGGAACCACTGACCATTGCGCTTAATATAATTTTTGCCACCAACCGTACTTCTTTCTTCGCCCCCCACTACTGGTGCTCCCACACCCGCAGGATTCCCACCAAAATCAGCGGCACGTGACCCCGCTGCTCCACCTGGCCTAACGTTTTTTGGTTCACCGGGCAGAGATGGAATCTTTCCCACTGACTCCTGTACCGATGAGTCCAATGCATCTATCTTATTCTGCATTTCTGATTTCAAGAATTTACTTACTTCCACAAGGGCCTTATGAGTAAAACCAGCTTCAATAAATTTATTGGCAATAGCTCTCTGCTCATTCTGGATAACTGCCCCTCCAATACCCATTGATCCCATCATCCTCGCATATTCGGTTACTACCGTTTGAACCGCATCGTACAACTTGATGGCATTTGGATCGCTTAATAATCTTATTTGTCCGGTACGAATAGCATCATTTAAGACCGGGATTGATGTTCTCGGGAGGTTCTTTGAAATATCAACCATTAAGTTTATATTCCTATCAACCATTCCTTCAAAGGCCCCTGCATTTGCCCTTAGTTTTATCAGACCAGCAGTTGCCTCTTTCTGTCCCTTGAGAACCATCTGATTGGCCAGAATCATTTTATCTCCCATTCCCTCTTCTTTTGCCACACGTCCAGCAACTTTATAGAATTCCATCATGGCGATTGAGCCACCCATACCTGGGAATCTGGGTGGTTCACCGCCTCGCAACCACATTCGGGCCGAAAGTTCTAAGGCATTTTTCATTTCAGGAGTAGAAATCTGCCCTATTGAAACAGAGGCAATGTTCGGAGGGATAACTGCCGGAACCCATTTATTTCCAGCCCCCAGGGTTGCCGAAGGTACAAATCCTTCAGGCTTTCCCATCTTTTGCCATGTATCTTTGGCCTCCTTGATGGCTTCATTCTTATCTGGATAACCCTTCTGTCCTTCTCCCTTAACTTCTGCCTGCTTGGCTAAAATCTCACCGGGATAAGGTTCTCTATTAGTTATTCCCTTATTTATAAGATCTTGCTTTACCGCAGCTGTTTCCAACCCAAGTTGAGTCAGGGGTGCCGTTTTCCTCATTCCCCTTGCCTCAGCCGCAGCAACTCTCTCCTCTGACGTGAAAATTTTCTCTGGTATTCCCGCAGTCGTCCCGGTTAGACGTGCTAACTGCTCTGTAAGTATTGGAATATTCTTTAATGCCGCATCACGCTGTGCCCTTGCCGTCTTGGGATTCTGAGACAACCCATAGCCCTGAGCAATGTTTTTGGCGTCATCAAGAGATTTCTGGATTGCATCTATTGAAGATTTAGTCTCCCCTTTGGCCATCTCCATGAAGCGTTCTTCGGGGTGGACATCGTAGTAGGTTGGTTCTGGACCCAATGAAGCTAACGCTTCTTCTCTTCTGGTTTTTGTCCCCCTCTCTAACGTTGGCCTTAACGTCTCCAATGCCTCTTCCTGGGTAGGACGAACCCATCCTTTAGGAGTTGTAATTCCACCTTGACCTTCTGCACTGCGTATGGAATAACGGGTTTCTCCAGAGGGAAGAACTTCTTTATTAATATCAGAAAGGTTTCCCGATATACCGCCCTCTACCGGTTTGGTGGGTTCAGTCCCTGCGACCGGTGTCTGTTCCACCTTTTGAGCCTTGGGAACAATCACAGTTGGCACACGAGAGGAAGCAAGAGATTCTATCGGAAACGCTGTTTTTAGTAGTGCTACACGTCTTTTGCGTTCTTCTTCCGTCATCCCTTCCTCAAGATTAGGAGAAGTAGCCCCTCCAACATCCCTTGACAATAGTGGTGTCATACCAGGAGCTCCCGATGCCGCTTTTAAACGCTCATATAAATCTGGCGCCTGGGCAATTCCGTACTTCTTATTGTAAGCGGCCAACTGATCGGAACCAAACACGGGGGATCCCTTATTCTCCTTAAATGGAGGAGGGGTCAATTCCGGTGATGAAGCTTTTGGTGGAGGTGGCGGCGTTGCCGTATCGAGTTCTTCTTCTTCAGGTTTCCAGATACGCTGAGGAGCGTATGAGGCTAAAGAAAGTGTGGATGTCAATGGTAGAGGCTTCGGTTCTAACGACTCCAAATTAGAAACCCATGGCGAGACATGGATAGGAGTAGACTTTAATAATGATGTGTTACGTCCCGCTTCAATTCCTTGTTGGGTGGAAGCTCCCAAATTTTCATAAGAGGTTTCTTTAAAAAGGCTTGGATTGACTTCTCCACCCTCTTGCTTCGGGATAAGTGGCATTGTTGATCCAGCTTCCGCAGGTCCTGTCGTTGATGTTTGCTTCCCTTCCGGGGCAAAAGAACTCAACCCTCCCTCCGACCTACCAGCTTTCATTCCGGGTCGGTAGTATATTGATTGATCGCTGAAAGACGGGTGCCCTGGTAATTTATAGGTATCTGGTAAATGTTCCGTTGTACTCCTATGTCCTTTTAGCCAAGCTCCTCGAGTGTCGTAAAAGTGTCTCGGATCATCTGGATTTGGATTGAGGCCCATATTCTTTGCACGCTCCGCATACCATCCCTGAAAATTCTTTTCCATCTCGGGCGTAAATGAGGACTTCCAGTCCGGGGGTTGCCATCCAGGGCCTACTTCTCCCCCGTCTTGTCTCGATTCCAACGGTATGACATTTCCTTTTTTTGCAGGGAAGTATACTCCAGGAGCTGTTACCACTTCTGGATTCGGCCTTCCGTCGGGCTTCGTCTCGGCGATCGTATAACCATGTGTCGGCTTCGGCACTTTTGGAGGCCTCGGCTCCTTCAGGATATCCGAGAGGATATCAACCAGTCTCACATTCGTCCGTTTGTGCCAGTCCTGCGAAAGTTCCATGATTTTCTCCTTTAACCCTATGTACTGGATATGGTCTCGCTCGCACTTGCGCTGTCACTACGACTCATTGATGCAGCCGCATGGATGCTCGACAATGCGCCGGCCACTTCTTGGGCAACGATGGCCCCCATAGCCTTAATAACCTCAATCCTTAATCCGATGAGAGCTTCGTACTCTCGGATCTGGATGTCCGCATTTTTGAGGTAGAGTTCGGCTCGGGAAATGGCAAGACTCGTTTGCGTCTTTATGATTTCAAGCTCGACGTTAGTTAATGCCTGATATACCTGAACATCGGCCCTATACGCCTCGATTTCCCCAGTAAAGACCTTGATCAGGGCATCCAACCGGGCCGCTTCTGCTTCAACCTCCGCCCTAAAAGCCGTCACCTCGGCTACATATATCTCAACCTTTGTCTTTGCCTCAGTCATTCTTACGTTAGCAACCGTCTGGTAGATATCGGTCATCATCCGGTATTTGGCAATCTCGACATTGTAGACCTGGATCTGAGCCTGAACGGTTGCCCGGGAGGCTTCAAAAAGCCTCGCCTGAGTCGTCTGAAGGAAGTTCATCAAAATCCCTTCGAGTTGGGTAGCCTGGGCGATTGCTGACTCCCGAACTTTGATGGCAAGATCGGATTCCTGGATAGCAATTTGTCCGCTTCTGTCTTCATACACATTTGCGTATCTGATGTCCTCAGATTCAATCGCTGCCACTAAAACCCCATCCGGCAAAGGTAAACCGCTTTTGGACCACTCGGCACGCTTCTGAGCCAATAGATCCTGATGGGTCAGTAAATCCCTTGCCCGGCCGCGGTTCCATTTTGCGGTTTCGATATCTGGTCTATCTATATCCGTCTGGACATCGGCCAAAAGACGTGCCTTAAGGGCCGTCAGCAATGCCGACTCATACGTTACCGCAGCCGCATCAATGGGGTCCACATGGACGGCGAGACCACTTATATCGGGGACCGTTAGGTCGCTCAGGTCGATATTAGCGAACACGCTTTTTTCGGGAGGAGAGGGAAAATTCGTCGTCACATCAGGCCTTGTTGGTCTAACCCCAATGAACGGAGTAATAGTAGAAGTATCGATACCCTGAAGCGTGACATCTGTATCAATCTGCTTGATTGAACCGGAGATGGTCGCGAGATTATTTAAGAGTCCTTCAGCCAAATTTACTGCCTGCGTCGTATAGTCTCGGGCCAGATCGAATTGTTTTTCGACCTCCACCATTGCCACTTCATAAATAGGGACACCGCCAACGGTGCCAGGGGTGCCATTAGACATTGTAGCCTCCTATTTCAATCCGTCGTTGGTTACGGTCTTGATTCCCAGATCAGCCTTCATCCCACCTCGCCAATCTGGATTCTCCTCGGACATTCGCTGTGCCCTAAATAGCTCGGATTTCTCCGTTTTAAACCCACATCCAATTGGTTTCATATCAGGACCTATTTCCTCACATGAATACATTGTATGATACTTTCCTCCTTCTGAATCAGTACAAGATGGACATATATCTTTTAGTGATAATCCATCCTTACGTCCACATTGTGGGCAATCTTTACGGGGAAAAATAAACTTCCCATTTTTATCCACCATTTCATGCGGTGCAGGCAGATGGGAAATGTCTCTGGAAGAAAGGGTTTGTACAATCACACCAAGCAAAGGAGCGGTCTCATTAAATAAAATGGTGATATTTTTTTCTTCCGGCAATCCCTTCGCCTTTCTGATTTCTTTTGCTGCATTAATTACGAGCTGTCTAATTTGATGTTGACACTCATCAAATCTGTCGGCAATTCTTTTTTCGGCCATCTTCTCCTCCTAAAACGGTAATCCGGTTAATGGATTCAGAGGACAACATCCAGCTGCCTTCATTGCATCGCCTCTTTCATCCGTTACAGTACCCATATGCCATGGGGAAATATCTCCATCACAGCAACCGTTACAATCGTTTCTTCCAACAGTATTGTCTGCACAGATAACCTCTCTCCATCGCCCACAAACTCCTAAACATATGTCTTCTCGCACTGGTTCCCCGCTGTCGTAATATAAGAGCACTGTCCCACTACAATTCCATTCCCAGTGCTGCGTCCTGAGACCCAGTTCGTGGCAGATACCACAATAGCTACAATCTGCTTGCGGAGGACACACATCACAGCAAAAACGGAATGTAGTCGTCCATAACTGCAATGCCATGCCCGGTGGAGTATAACAATTTACGGCCAAGCTGATTGCAGCACTTCCTCCGCAGCAATCCGTGAGCGTAATAGTTGGGTTATCGACGCAGTTTACATTCGTGGCTGGGGCGGTATATACAGCTTCCCCGCTATCATTGGGGCTGAAAGCGATAGTCCCCCCACCAGCAGTAACGGCCCAAGACCAAGGACCACATCCACCCTGAGCGGTAAGGGTTTGAGATCCGCCACAACTCATTAAAAGGGAAGTACAGAGAATAGAAAGAGGATCGGCATCATCACAACATGGAGTACCTATAACAGTATAGGTACTCCCGCATCGATCTTTTAATTTTATAATACCAGGCTGGGTGCACTCGATACCAACACCCAAACCGGTGGATAGACCATCTTTTGACGTACCAAGCAGTGACAATGCCCCTGAAGCCGTCCATTCGAAGGGTAAACATCCTCCATTAACCTCTGGAATAGCGTATAATTTGCCAAATACACGATAGACAAGCAATCCACCAGCTCCTCCAAGGGGAACGGAAGTTGGCATTTTGCAAAGGGCCATACCCTCGTAAACTATATAGGGTTGACAAGTTCCAAAATCTTCCCACCAAATCTCCACTTTTCTAAGATCAGGGGTTTTTAAACAGCAATCCACATCAATCTTTTGCTGTTGACTACATATTACATTAGCATTATTATCGAGGATGATGCCCCCAAGAAGCAGGATGCCTAAACCAGTTCTGGAAAGTATGCCTGTCTCGGTATATGACTTCCAAATAATGTAATTTCCTTTATCATCATGACCATGATCTATTATCTGACCCCAAGCTGGAGGAGAAAGGGAGTAAACCGTATGGTTATTTGGTTCACCGTCATAGTGTCTTGGTTCAACAGGAGCAGTATAGGTGAACAAAAAATCCCATACAATGTCCTGACAGGTGGGACATTTGCTTACATCAATTAAATAATAGGTTTTGAAATAATCAATTCCAACGACATCTGTAGGTTCTATCACTCCTGAATTTTTCATCGGAGGAACAAAAAGCGGAAAATCAATAAATGTAATAGTGCATATACCTTTTATAGCTGTGACGACCCGACTTACATCAATCTCAACAAAGTCCTGACCAAACACCGACTTCACAATGATCGTTGTTCCAGGTTCAGGCGAACGTTTGTCTTGGAGCGATTTCAATTTCGGGACAGCTATGTTCATCCTGTTTTTTAACTGATAGAGCATATTCTTGGCTTCCCCAACAAATTGTTGGCAATAGGCCGGATCTCCGATAAGGTTCCACGAAACGGCACCCGATGGGTATCGGTATCTCCAATCATCTAATTCCGAATAGTCTCGCTTTGCCATTACGACTGTTCCTCTGTCACCTTCTTTAAGTGAAGCCTTTGATAAGCAAAACTACCTTCTGGCCCCTGGTCGGGAATCTTTAAAGATGAATGCTCATAAGAAAAAGAGCCTTCAGTTACCGGAGGAGATTTCAGCTTCAAAAATTGATATCTAAAGTTCTCTGGAATTTTAGGTTTAGCTTGAAATACGTTAATTGAATCGATACGATGAAGATGTTGAAGCATTTGGACAATAAGCTGGTAAATCTGACTGAGACTGACTGAACCTAAAGAATGACTGTGAATTAAATCCTCTACTATCAAAAGGAAGGAAAGGACAAGATTGACATTTTCTATTCCGTGGGCATGAGCCAAACTTTGAACCAAGAGATTATGAACCTGAGAAAGAATAACGCCATCTATAGCGTGTGAATGACTCATGGCCTGCACGATAAGTTGATGGATCTGTATCAACGTGGGAGTATCAATAGAATGAACATGAGAAAGGGCTTGGATTAATAATTGATGAATCTGTGTAAGCACCACGTTGTCGATAGCATTGATGTGGGCTAAATTATTAACCAAAAGATTATGAATTTGAGAAATACTAACCTCGCCTAGGGCGTGTGAATGGGTCATGGCCTGGACAATAAGAAGATAGCTTTGAGATAAATCTACCGTCCCTAAAGAATGGGCATGCATCAAGGCCTGAACCACCAATAAAACGTTATAAATCATTTGGACATTATCGATGGCGTGAGCATGGGCCAAATTATCAACCAGAAGGTGATGAACCTGTGTGAGCGCAACACCATCAATAACGTTGGCATGGGCTAAATTGTCCACGGCCAACTGGAACTCTCCGCAAATAATAGGAACTATCCAATTTGGAAGCATTAAATTGGCTCCACGTATATCGTAACGGTTCCAGAAGAAATACTTTGTACCAAAGGCCAGACCCAATTGGCCTTGCCGCAGTCAAAAATGTATCGGGCCGAATAGTATCGGGTTCCGTCTGTAAGTGCTGCATCTCCTATAAATGTGATAGACTCCGTTAATCCAATAGCAACGGGCGTTCCTGCGGCATCGTGCATGATCAGGCAAATCTTTGCGTTTGCCGAGGCTACGGAAAATGTTGCATAGACCTCAACTAAACTTGAATTTCCGAGAGCCTTTGCCGAAGCATTCTTGGTATGAACGTCTCCAGTATCTGCCGAAGCAACAGCGGATCGGAGAGCAGCTCCATAATTGGCCTTCTTGCTTACCATGTATCCAGCGGGAGAGATATTGGCAGTCGATGATACCTGATTATTTTGGATTGCCAAAATATCCACCCCTGTATCAGCGGCTAATGTGTGAAGGACTTCGTCCCCTACTGCCATAACTACCTCCTTCTTCCGTAAGCATGAAGAGGTTCAGGCCTTACCATGACTCCTCTCCGTGTCATTGCTGAAATATTTGGATAGTGAATCAGCTTAAAATTTTCGGATGAATACTTATCGTTACCTGCGCCGAGACCCAATGGGAGTGATTTCGTAGGGTCCCATGATGCACTCAATGCTGCTCCAGGCTTATAGGCCCAACTTCCGGTATACTCCCATCGTGCAGCAAATTCTGTTTGTAATAATGCAGGAAAGTAGGAAGTGACATAAGCCACATTATCTTGTACGCTTCCACTAGAAACAGAGCCAGCGAGAAGGTTATTGACCGTTGGAGTCGTATAGGCGTTTGCCGTAGGATACACCAGATTGATATGCGTTCCGTCAGGAATAGATAAAATCCTGTTTATCTCTCTATGGCCTCCATCTCCTATCCACACTATTTCCCATTGAACAAACGGAGCACTGCTTGTTACCGGAATTGATGTTACTCCGGCGGAAACGCTACTCGCCGCAGTCGTCTTGGTTGCGTCTCTTGCGAAGATTGGATTCCCCGGATCTGCCACAAAATTAGTCCAGTCTCTACTTCTCCATATTCCCTGTTGATACTGACTCGAATGATAGCCCTGGACATACAGAATAATCTCGCCCCTTTGGTAAAAAATATCAGTAGGTAGTATCGTACTATCATTCCACGACCCGCCTGCTCCTACCAAAATAATCGGATTATTTGGATCAGCAACCCAAGGACCACCAACATACCCCGATGTAAAATGTCCAATTTGCCATACCGATGAGACGTTGACCCCTCCAACGTACATGTGCCATTTTCTTGAGGCCAAATCATAGGCAATGACAGGAAATCCATGTCCGCCAACATCCCAAGTCCCAGCATCCCCGACAGTGTCCATATACCCTACATCCGTGAAGGTAGCCCCAAGATCATTTGAATAAGCAAGCCGAATTCTATACTTTGCATCAGTATTTCGGTAAGCTGTGTAAAAAAGATAAATCTTCCCATCGAACCAAATAGGATTCGGGGCATATACCGAATTTTCTCCACTCAACGCAGCAATCGAAGCATTATATCCATCCCATCGGTGAAATTTTATTCCGCTATCATACGACAATGCTCGAAAAATGGACTGGGTTCCAGATACCTGACCATTGTAGAAGGCAATCATCACTGGATCATTGGAGAATTGGCAAAAGTCGGTCTTCATCGAGGTAATGTAATAATAATCCGTCCATGGCTCCCCCCAATATAGATAAAGGGTTGTGAAGGCTTTCATGGCCGAAAACGCAATGGGGGATGTCTCTAAAACAGACATGGTATCCCCATTTTTTCTTATTGAAATCCTCCAAGATCCCCCCTTAACGATAAGAGAAATATCTAACCAATAAGCTTGGCCTATGGCAAAACCGGAAATACCAGTTGTCCAATTACTTCCGTTCCAGTAATATACTGTTCCAGTCGTTACTTGTTTATATTCTATGTAAACCAAACCCGAACTCTGAACATAATAAACCTGAAGCACCGTTTTTGCGTATTGAGCGGCAAAGGTGTCGCATGCCGGAATTCCATCTGAAAGGCAAAGCAAATGGACATAACCACTAACGGTACCGTCCATTAAATGCCGCATCGTATAAACAAAATCCTTCGTCGTGTCGATAGCAGCCTTGACATAAACCAGTGCCCCGTTAGCTGCGGCAGCGCCCATTGTAATATTGCACGACCCACCCGAATTGGAGACAGCTCCATCTCCGGCAACGGATGTCCCAAAGACGCTGGTATCGAGTGCGCTATCAAAATTATCAAGCCAGCTCATGTCGGGTCCGCTATTTCCTCTTTAAAAGCCGGAATGGTCACGGTATTCCCTGCCGTCAAAACCTGAGACGTGCATGTCGTTGTAAGTTTGATTACACCGCCCAAACTTAAAACAATGTGCAGAGCAGTTCCGCTCCCCGTCACAGATACGCCAGCCTTTTGTGCCGTTGTTATTTTGCGCCCAGATGAATCCCCTTCTGCGATTGCATAATCCCCAGGGGCCATCGCAACATTTGCGAGGGTATTAGTTAAGTCGGTTGGAGTGGTCACGTCGCTAGTCACATCCATACGAGTACAGGCCTGGACTACGCCAAGGGCTGCATCCAATACGGCATCTGCCACTGATTTACCCATTGTCTTCCTCCTCCATAATTTTGATTCCATGACTAATGATCACGTCCTGGACTTCGAGCACGATCTCTTTCTTTTCCTCTTTCTTTTCTTCTTTAATTTCTTCCATCTTAATTACCTCCTATCGCTTTCTATGTGTTATCGGATCAACCATTGCCCTGAATGATTCCAGGTCAAAGTCGGCTCCATCAAGGTTTCTTATCACGAAGGACATAAATCTGTTCTTCAATCCCCGTGGAAATTTGACCCTTTCTTCCCCGGAAAAAGTCCCATTTGTATTCAGGACCCTTGTTATCGGATCTATCCTTCCCTCATCAAGGATAAGTTGTATGGAAATTGGCCCCCCTCTTTTTACGATCCATCCTTCTCGAAGTCGCTTTATGACATCCCTCCACAAATCCTCAGTCCCAGTTTGGATTGCGCTATCAATCCTGACCCCGGCATCATCATCTCCATCCAAAAGAAAAACCCCTTGCTCGGAAGCCCCAATGTAAATACCGAGTCCATGGTAATCGCAGAATGAGTTGAATGGATAATTGCTGTACTCAGTCGTTCCAAAATGGCTCAGATTTACAGCGAATCCCTTTCGAATCGGAACGAATGCCGGCAGCACTCTGATCTCAAGCCATGGGTCAATAAATGGGATATCTAAGGCAAAGGCCAACTGGTTTTGATGGCCAATGGTAAGAACAAGCCCCAATGCGGGAATTTCAATTGCTCCACTAAGTACCCCACCGGATATCAAGGTTCCAGATAATTGAAGGGCAGGGATTCGGAGTGCGGCATCAATCTCATTACGAGGAGCAATCCTAAGAGAAAGTTCTACTGCCGGCATGGGGAGAGAAGCAGATAGCTTCCCCCCGCTTTTGATGGTTGCAGAGACCTCCAGGGCAGGGACTTCAAGTGGAAAGTCGAGTACCGCCCCCTGAGAGATGCTGGCACTCAGTTCGAGAGCAGGGATCCCTAAGCTGGCCGAGAGTGTACCCGCACTGATAACAAGCTCGGTCTCCAGGACAGGGATCTCAAGTGCAAACCACAGGTTATTTGACATTTACCCACCTTATGTCTTGGAAGTGGGCAGCGTCAAAGAAAATGAAAGAACGACTGAAACGGCCGCAGCGGTAATCGATGCCGGATCAATTGTTGCGTCTCCACCCACAGCAGCAAGCGTCCCCTGAACCCGTTTAAAAACATAGGTGGAATCAAGAGCTCCAACATCGTCTGGCGTACATAAGGTGAAGTATCCCGCGACGCCAGAGGCCAGATTGCTCAAGCATTCCCAAGTATCTCCGGCTGGTTTTGAAATTACGCCCGCAACCGGTGGACCGAATTGGAGGGTATTAACTCTGGCTACCGAAGTCTTTGCCGTATAGGTAACTGCCTGATCTCCCGCCCCCCCCGAATTATCCAGGGTAAGTGCTAAACCTGCTATCCTGTTTTGCACCCAAATAGCAGGTGTAGTCGGATCGCAAATAGCTTGGAGCTGAGGAATATCATTTAACATTCTGGCGACGTGGAGGTTAATCAAGGTTTCATTTCCGGTATCTGCTGCCGGGATTATATAGGTGTAAGTTGTCGCTACCCCCTCCACCGTTACGGTGACTTTGACTGTCTTCCCTGTAGTTCCACCCGCCGCAATTGTCAGCAAATAGGATCTCGCCGTTGATCGATCCGTTGTGGCAACGGCACCCCCAGAGAGGGTGTACCTTGCCAATTTTGTTCCGATCCGTGCATCCTCGGGATTGGTAGGCGGATTCCCGTCATACACATCGAGCACGAAGTCCTCGAGGTCTTCCCTTACTCCCCTCCCTCCCATGATTGAATTCAACAAAGCCTGCGAATATTTTACTGTCATCTGTGTCCTCCTTTACGCAAATGCGTATTTAAGCTGTGGTTATATGCCCACTAACCTCTATTGCCGGAATTCCTAATGCTGCCTCAATCCCACCATAGCCGGGCATTAGATCGTAGGTTCCCAGAAACTGCCGAATCTTTACCTGATTCTTAAGGATCCGGTAAAGAACTATCACTCTTCCTCTTGCCGCTCCATCTATCCAGAAATGGTCTGCCGTAACTCTATTGACCTGCCCACCCGGAAGTCCCATGTAGCAACCGTCTTGCGTAGCCCAGAGCACGATCTTCTCTGTCCGTCCACCGATAAGGGCCGTTCCGGATGTCTGGTGTACGATTGAGATTGCCGTTCCCTCGATGGCCGGAAAATCGCATACATCGGTATAATTGAATTTAGGCGGATCTCCCGCACCTCCCCCAAGGAATCCGCACTTCTTGGTATCACTCACATAAAGGCCATCTTTAACCGCCTTCAACATCCTTCCCCTTCCTACGAACGAGACGAAATTATGCCTTGTATCTCTGACCCATGGCTCCGTGGCATCTGAATAGAGGAGAAGACCGTTCTGAAACACCCAGAGGCGGGAGTCCCAATACTCCATCAGGTGCCCAGCCACCATTCTGGCTTTGAATTCCTGGTCAACTTCTGGAATACCATGAGCCACATGTTCTCTGATGTATCCAAATTTCTCGACGTTCGAGAAAAATACCATGTCCCCAACGTCCTGAAAAATCATCTCAATATCACCCACATTTGAAAGAATGGTAGTGTAGGTGAAGGTCATGGTGTTAAAATTTAGAGTCGCTTCTTTAAGATCTCCCGCCTGCACACAAAGGGTAATGTCGGCATTGGACCACATACTGTGGGTGCTCTCATCATCAAGTAACGTCCTTCCTCTCCGTCGATGGAGTTTCTTGTCATTATCGGAATCGATGTTCATGGCATACGGCACATAGCCAGCCGGGATCCTGGTTGGATCCCGCTTCTTCGAAACACCCACAATGTTTTTATATTCAAAATTTGGCTGAGGCATCGTCTATCCCTAATAACTCTTCCAGATTCCAGATCTACCGGACCTGACTTGTCTTTCCGATCGATCCAAGAAGATCAGGTCTTTCTTGACCTTCGCCTTTAAAATCTCAAAACGTTTACCATTTTTATCCGATGATGCCGGATCAAGGGTCTGTGTATCTTCTTTTAGGAAAGCCTCCCTGCCTATTCCATAGATCAATTCCCGGTGATACATTGCCTTGATTTCCGGGGCCACCGGAGGATTCGCAGTGATATCAGCAGTGGTGAATGGAGCCAGGGGTAAGCGATTGACCACCGTAATAAGGGTGTTACAGACCTTCCGAAGCGTAGCACTCGTCAGGAATTCATCGGACAAAGCTTGGTTGACGGTGATCTCGGATGCGGTGAGCGAAGCGACCGTTACATAACCATTGTTTTTGACCGTCCCGGAAATATTGATCTCATCCCCTACGTCATAGTGGGTCGTGAAGTTCCATGGATTTCCGTCTTCATCCACTCCAGTTATTGAAATCTGACTCGTTGCTGCCGTAAATGAAATGCTCGAAACCCCTACTACCTCTCCCTTTCTGTGGTATTTTGGATATATATAAAAATAGCCCTTTCCACATTCTGGAATGTACCGCCGAGGACCATGCCATTCCCCTTCGTGATGATGCTCTTCCCTCCAATTCCTGTGCCATTGGTCCATATAGGCCTCGGAGGTTCTTATGAGGGTTCGGGGATGACCTGGATGATGATGTAAGAGATAGGCACCTTCTTTGATGTTGAGCACTAGGTCATCCGTGGTATATAGACCCATGTTACTAAGTAACTTATACTGAGTAAGAGAAACTGTAGATCGATCCTCCACAAGTAATGTTTCTCTGTATAACTCTTCGGTAATAATATTCAGATAATGGATAATCTCATCGTTTCCCCACAAAAAGGGCTCAATTGTATCGTCAAGGACCGTGCTTCGCGTGAGGTTAATTATTTCACCGACATTCATGACTTTTCCCCTTGACAAACATATTACGCGATTGCATACTAAGAGAAAAACCAAAATGCTTAAGCCTCCGAACTGGACAGAAGCTGAGAAAGAAATCCTTCGTAGATATTTCCCTACGGAATCCAAAGAATATCTTTCTTCCATACTTCATAGAAACTTCGCGGCTATCGAGCGAAAAGCCAACTATTTGGGCATCAGAAGGTATCACCCTGAGAGCAGATTTGATAGTTTTTGGACTCCTGAACCCAATACTGGCTGCCGGCTGTGGACGGGGTCTGTAAATAGAAAAGGATATGGGCAAATTAGCAATCAAAGACCTGTTCTTGCTCATCGAGTATCGTGGGAACTGTATATAGGTCCTATTCCAAATGGTCTTTGCGTACTTCATAAATGTGACATCCCCTCTTGCGTAAACCATCGCCATCTTTTTCTTGGCACCCAACAGGATAACTCGGATGATTGTTGCAAGAAAAAGAGACAACTCTTTGGGGAACAAAAACCTGGGGCAAAACTGTCCGATGCCGCCGTAATAGCTATCAGACAGGATTCGAGAACTCAAAGAGAGATAGCTAAATCCTTTGGCGTATCCCAAAGTGCAATCGCTCAATCTAAAATTGGAAAAACTTGGAAACATGTCACTAACCCTTCCTAACTATTTCAGTTCGCCTTTTTTGGCCTTCTCGATAGAACCAATGAGGCTATCGTTTTTCTTAGGAGATTTGGTCTGGACTCCGACCTTCTGAAGTTGGACTTCGACACTAAACTGATTCTTGTCTCCCTGTCTGTCCACCTTTCTGACCTCCATCACTTCACCAATCCCAGAAATATCGACCTTCTCACCTATCTTGACCTTTTCCATCTGTGGAAATTTACCAATCAGATCGGTATTAAAGTTAAGCCTAAACCCATAAGGATATTTCTCATCCAAAAGACTGGGTTGACTGTCTTTCTTCAATTCTGCCTTGCTCTTCTTAGGGATTTTAAGATCAATTAAATTCACGTTATTCGCCTCCTTTCAATCCTCGTTCTCGAATGTATAGCCGCAAAAAGGGCAGCGGCCGTGGAATGTTTCATCCGGCAAAAAGATCTGTCCGCACTTTCTGCAATGGATCACATAACTATTCCCCGGGTTGGGATCAATAGACCCTTCGCTTACGGTTTGATCAGCCATACCTAATCCTCCTTAACGTGCCCACAGACCTTACACACCTTAAAGATTCTCCGGCCCTTCTTCACCTTTCTCCAACTGCATTCTCCACAGGATGGGCATTTATCTGAAGATTTTATAGTCCCTTACCCCATAATCCCCATCTGCGAGAGAACACTTGGTTCCTTCTCCGTTTTAGGTCTCCCGGTGCGTTTCGACGCCTTGTTATCCTTCGGCTGCTCGGCCTTTCCGGTTACCGCCTCAGTCTTCTCAACTGGCTCGGGCGCCTCATCTTCCATCGCCTCGGCTTGCGCCTGCAGGGACCTGATTTCGGCCAGCAATTCTGCCTTGGTCATCTTCTTGCCGGCAGCCGGTGGTGCTGGATGATCGGGGGGCAATACTTCTTCCTCGAACTCCGGCCCTCCGAATCTCTGATCCCACCATGCGAGAGCCTTTTGCCTCTGTGGATCGGGCAGAGATTCCAAGAGGGATTTGTCTTTTACAGGTTCCCCATTGGGAAGGATGTAATTTCCATCCATCGTCTCAAAGAAATTTCCCTGTTCTGTCGTAAAATTATGGCGCGTATAGACCTCCACTCCGTTCAAAACCTTTCTCGATCCTTCCGGTACTGTTTGGTTCGGTAACATAAAGACTCTCCTTTCTGTTTTGATTTTGAAAAAGGTGGGGGCCCGAAGCCCCCACCCTGAAAGTTAAACGTTAAAAGGTTAGCCGGTTAAAGCAACCCATCTTCCACCAGTGCCTGCCCCAGGAACATCATTACCAAAGAGAAGGCCACTGTCGGATGTTTCCAGACCCGTCACTCCCTGAACGACAGAGTTCTTTAAGAGAACCTTGCCAACACCTCCCGTTGTGACAATGGTAAAAGCCTGGGTTAGGTTTGCCCCAAAGTTTTGGAACATACAATCCTCGAACAGCACGAAACGATCCATGCCATAAGCCGAGATATTCATGAACACGCTGCCTACCCCACCCCACTTATCTATATTGCAGCGCCTGAAAATGTTTCTTGGGGCAAGAGTCGCAGCTGTCTGAGCACCGCCGTCAAAGTCAATTTGTGCATTGGCCACATTCCCACCTTGTATAGTGTCCACACCAATGACACAATCCTCGAAAATATTCTCACCCGTTCTGATCACCAATGAACGCATTGCAGCATTACCGGCAGCCAATCCACCCGAGTCTAATCCGGCAGCGATATGACAGTGATTAAATCTCTGCCTGAGTCCGGTAATCAGCATACAAACTGCCGCATTGGTAATGTGAGCGCCTCCCTGCTGGAATTCTATATTCTGGAAGAAGTTGGCGTTTCCGCTTACCGTGATCATCGGAGTACATGCAGTAATCACGGTAGCGGGAACAATAATCCTTGCGCGGGGAGAATAAGGGGTTCCCTGATTGGCTCCAATGACAAAGCAGTTACTTTTATGCCAGTCAAATACTGTCGTAATGTTATATGTTCCCGGTAGAACTATCAGAGCATCATTCCTCTGATCTTTCATGGCTGTATAGGCCGTAGGTAAATCATTGAAGATGTGATCACCCGGGACTCTCTGGTTTGCGAGCCAGACGTGATAATTATCTCCAACGACCGTAGGATCACACAGATAGAATACATCTCCAATTCCGGGTCCTAACTGGAGAGTGCTCTGAAGCCAAAATCTTAACGATTGGGAAAGATTTCCTAATTTAATCATGGTAGTCCTCCATAGTTTTCCCCTACAGGTGTTGCAATGAATTGCAACCGTAGGATACTGGTTAAATTGTTAAAGAAATGAAGACCTTCGCCATTGCCAATTCTTCTTTGCCGATCAATCAAAGGACATAACTGTCCCGATGAGCGTCGAAGAGATGGGGAGAGGAAAATCCCCTCCCCAGTTGATTGTTTATGCACTCTGGAGGAAGTTGCTGTTGTTAGCCTTGACTTCCGGCCTTGGATAAGCCTCGAACCAGGGCCTCCACATCCCGGAGCCTCCACCACTATTAGCGGTGAACACCAATTCATCGCCGGCATTGAGCTTTACGGGAGCAACGACTACTACTCCGGCAACTGTGGAGTGACAATTCTTCCAGACAATCTTCCCTAATGGAGTCAGGGTCGGAATGGTGACTACAGCCACCGCCGTTGCCGTTGCATCACCCCCAGAGCCTGGAATCAATCTCCTGGTGACGGTAATGATCATAGCACTTGTATCAAGTGTAACCAGGATCTTGGCCCCGACCGCAAAAAGATCACAGGGCTGATTCACCCTGCAAAGAACCACTGCACTTGCGGCAAAAGTGCCAATATCAGTTGATGCCACTGCTTCGTTAATCGCTTGAATTTTTGAATCTGTGTAAGCCATTTTTATTACCTCCTTATCTTTTTTGAACTACTTTAAATTCGGGTTGAGAAATAAGATGGGCCATGTTCGACCCATCCCTACAAGTAATCTCTACGCAGATGCGTATTACGAGCTGGAAATGTAGCAGCCCTTCACTTTTCCAGCTGTTGCGGTCAATGGCCAAACGAGTCCGAGGCCAAGAACCCCATACCATGCCGCTGAATTTAACCGACCATGATCCTGTCCGAAGTTAACCTGCACTCTGACCTCCGGCGTTTCCGCCTCGATCATAGCTGCAAAGTCGTCTCCGAGGATGATCCCTTCACCAAGAACAGAATTCGTCCCCGCGTTATTTTTGAGACAGACAGTGTCCTTGATTTCGATACACCGGATACTCTCAATCTTTCCAACCTCGGAGTTATGGAAGACATCCCCTTCACGGAGATATTGCTTCCAAGTTTCAAAGTTGTCGTCATTCTTGACGCCCCTCATTGCCTTTGTGGCGAGCAATCCAATATAGTCGTCACCCTCGTAAGGATCTACGATATAGGTGTCAGCAAAGGCATCCCTGATCGCTCCCAGATGAGCGATGTTTACGTTGACAAGGGCTGCTGTAACAATGGTCCCGGTTTCAGTGAAGGTCCCTCCTGTCAGAGAAGTAGGGGTGTATGTCAGGTAGGTGGTCTTCATGACGGTTGCCGCAAGTCGGTCCAGGGCCTTTGTCATCTGCTTTCTGAGGGCTTTCTGAATCGGGTCCTGCGGGTCGAATTTGGAAAGCAATTGGGACATATGGCTGAATGTCACCGCACGGCCATACTCTGCAACTGTGATCGCCGTGGTGGACAGAGCAAAGTCGTCCACGGGGATCCTGTCGTGCTCCGAAAGAGCAGCACTTGTGGGCTGGGTCAAAAGATCAGCCCGGGTAAGGGTTTGTGACTCGCCGCGTTTCTTCCCGAAGCCAGGTTCGGTCCTGACGAAATCCATGAACTTGGACTCGACAATAGACTGTTCACGAAGCTTCGCACTCAAAGCATTATTCTTGTAGACGCCTGTGGGAGCGCTAAACTCCCAGGTAAAATCTGCCATGGTTTATTTCCTCCTTATGGTGAGTGACGGAGTTTCCTCCTTTCGAGAGCTGCTCGTTGAGCATCGCCCATCGTATGAGAGGCCTCCGGTTCTTTTTTGGTTGTTACCTTTGAACCGCGCCCAAGGACTTCAAGATTCTCTTGGTTCTCCTTTTCCTTAAGGGCACGTTCCCTTTCCTCGCCTCTGAGTTCATCAACGAAGTCTTTGCATAACTTGGCGGTCTCTTTGATCTGGTCTTCCATAGGGAGTGATTTTGAGACGTCCGTTGAGAAGTCCCAGAACAGTCGAAGAATACGTTCCTTCTCCTTCGGACTGGTCTTGTCAGAAATCAAGCCAGCCTCTTCCAAGGCGGTATCGACTGCGGATATAACGGCCTCCTTGTTTCTCTTGGCTTCTTCACGCTCCTCGAATGCGAGATTGGCAATCTCGGTTTGTGCCTCGGCCCAAACAAGGGCTACCTTTCCGTTATATTCCCCCATCTTCTTCTGGTAGTCGGCCCACTTGGTATCAAACTCCGGATCGTCTCGATCCTGTGGTGGCACGGGAGATGGTATGGCCGCGGCCTTGGCAATGGTATCATCGGCAACCTTCTGGCGTTTCACACTCCATGGGTTTTCGGCAGCGGCTGTGACCGGGGCTTTACTGGCGGCTTCGTCCACGCGCTTTTGAAGATCTGAAACAACGGTTTCCAGCTTCTTAGCCTTTGTGGTAGCCTCCGTCATCTTCTTTTTGGCCTCTTTGACAGCCTTCTCAGCAGCTGCTTGGTCCTTGTACTCAAGGCGGGCCTCTTCTTCTTCCTTTTCCTTACCCTCACCCTCGACCTTCTTCAGCTCTTCAGCCGCTCGATCCTCTTCAGCCTTCTTCTGCCTTGCCTTTTTTTCCTCCACTTCCTTTTCGACCGCTTCGGCACCTATTGCTCCGTGCTCGGGAGATCCCTCAAACTTGGCTTTGGACGAATCCTCACCGGGGTCCGCGCCAATCGGGGTATTCCCTTCGTCGGGGTCAAAATCGTCATCCAGATTCAAATCTTTTGCCGTCAATGTCTTTGCCATCGTTTTCACTCTCTCCGAGAGTCCATTTCTGGGTCGGAGTCCTTTCTTGTATTTCCAAGTGCGAATCCTTGTACGCATTTGCGTATTCAGGGGCACTGTGGATGCTGTGTAGGCAACAAAAAAGGCGGTCAGACATGAGTGTCGTGGCACCCACGAATGCCGCCTTTTTCCAGAATATCTGCCCACTAAGTGATCAACTTAGTGAGGTTGCTTTTATTATTTCCTATTCAAATCTATATATGTTCATTTCGATCTTTTTCTCTCCACTCTCTTTGATATTCATTATGGGCCTCATTACACGCTGAACATCTACAGTCTCTATAAGAATATCCAGAATGTGTTCCGTGTGAAATTGGACCTTTCTGTTCCTTTCTGTTCTGCATTGAATTGCAACTCAAATGAGCGAAAGCAATGTTATCCATATCCCAAAATAGATTGACATCAACACCCAACCATTTCCGCTTATGCTCAACTGATAAATCTCTGACGGTATCAATGAGTTTGCCACATAAATAACACTTATTAAGATCATATTTTTTTAAAAGATCGAATAAAATCATCTTTCTTAGTCGATGGGTTGCCGTTCCAAAGGACATACCCAAAAAATCACTCTTCCTTTTGTTACATTTCCAATGATTTTCCTTTGTATCCCCCATGCTTTGACCTCCGTCTTTGATGGGAATTTTTGTTACTTTATCTTTCTATATGGTAGCGGGAGCCAGATTCGCACTGGCGACCTCCGGGGTATGAGCCCGGCGCGCTTACTGCCTGCGCCATCCCGCAATCTATTCTATATTTGGTATTTCCCTTGCTTACCTTCCCAATCTTATCCGCGTCAACCTTTTGGCTGCCGCTTCTCCAATTTGGATATCTCGTCCAAGTTTATCAAGCATTCCCAAAAGTGTGAGTGCTTTAGGATCAGCATTTAACAACTCCTCTATCCTTTGCTGCAAGTCCTTTTCGATCATGGCCACAAAAAACTTTCCAGCCCTCGTCTTTAGTTTCTGTTCGGCCTCCATGCCAGCAGAGGCATCCGCTTCAAGCTGGCCCTCCAATAGTTTTTCTCTCTCGGTAGGACCCTTGTTTCTTGGCCTTCCACTCATGATATCAACTGCCATCCCACCAATGATGCTATCGCTCATGCCTCTCTCCAAATTCCTTTTTCAAGAAACCCATGCCATTTATGTTCACCCTCATCGAGCAGAATCGAAGGTGAAACTGTTATTGTTCCATCCTCATGCTCGGTAACTTCATGATTGATTAAACTTCCCATATGGCATCCAGGTGGTCTCATATACCATGTGCCGTACTTATCCTTCCCATACTCACCCTCACACAAAAGAAGGTTTCCCTTTTCGTCTGGATAAGCCCTTCGCCCAATCATCTCCCCTTCCTCTTCTTTGGGGCATATGAACTCAGGGACGATCCTCGACCGATCGATGGAAACTTAGCCTTTACCGCAGCCCTAACTCTCGATTCAACCGGCTTACCAGAGGCTCGAGCCAATGCATTCCTAGCATGGCTAATATTTTGAATCGGATATGAGCCTGATCCTGGTGCCTTGCTTGGTATCGCAAATTGACTCTTGGAAAGTTTTTTCCTTTCGGAATAGCTTAACTTTGCCATTTCATTCCTCCTGAGGAACATTGAAATTAAACAGGAATTCTCTTCTTACCCCTCTTTGCCTTCTTGCCAGTCGGCATGAATCCCGCCAAAGGCGTACCTCTCATTTTCATAACCTTCGATCTCCCGGGAGAAACAGGCCCGCCTTTAGCCCTCGGAATTAACGGCTCTTTTAGCTGACGAACTGCCCACGGTTTTGGACCCGTATAAGGAAGAGCAACTCCTCCCTGTGCAACACGATCTTTCATGCTCTTTCCGTAAGGTTTGTACTTCGGTACAGGAGTGCTGACTCCAATAGCTTCGTTATACTTTTCAAACGGATCTCTTGCCATCGTCTTTCCCCTTCACTTGAAATTAGACTGCAAGCCTCTTCTGGCCTTTCTTTCCCCGCTTCGCCTTTTTGGGTGAAGGCATAAATGCAGAAAGCGGCCTTCCCCTCGTTTTCATCAGGGACCGTCCGGGGAGTCCAGTCATAGGTGCAGCACCTAGACCGGATGCGGGTGGTGACGCTGGCATAGGCATTCTACCAGCCATGGGATTCATTCCCGGGGTACTCGGTCCTCCAAGCGGAATTCGTTGCTTTTTTCTAGCCATTTCATTACCTCCCTTTCTTTTTTTTCTTCTTATAGGGCAACCCCTTATCGGGTGTTGCTGCGAAATCGTGTAGGGCTACTCCGGTCATCTTGAGAATCCCCCGATTCTTCTTATAGACCTTCTCGGGATGATGTTCGGCAAGTCTGGCCAACCTGCCCATTGCTATTGATTCTGCTGGCATCTTACCCCCTATGTGATGTGAACCCCTGCTAATGCAGCGAGAATCAGGACGATCCAGATGATGGCGATGATACAGACAATGAATTTGAGTATCTTCGGAAGAAGAGCCCAAATTTTTGCCATCTCTCTTGCCCAATAACCAATCGCCCACAAAGCAATTCCTGCCAAAATGCAGATCACGATAATCAGAATGAGGGGGCCTAAAAACCTCGATACGTTGATGCTGCCCCCTGCAAAGGCAACGCTCGGTAAGCTGCATACTGCCATAGCCAATAACCAAAGCCATCCATTCCTGAGAGATTTAAACATGGTTTTCTCCTTTCAATTTAGTTTCTTGAAATTTCTCGTCCCGATATTGTCCCTGCCGTTATACATCCGAACAGGTTTCCACGTGGAGTATTTAACTGGCCTACCGTCTGTATTTCGCATCTTCATCACCCGGTCAAATTTTGGTTTCTCTTTGAACAGATTAGATAAATCCTCTTCTTCCTTTTCCCTTTGGAGCTGAGTAAGAGTAAGAAGCAAACGATCAACCTGATTAGTGTCTGGCCCCGCCGTGCTTGTCGTGGAGCCGGTGCTCGGCAAATAAGTGGCCGTGGTCCTGGGCGTTTCCGACACTGTTACGTATACAGGGACCATGCCTCCTCCTCTCCCTTGGAGCATATTATTAATATAATCTTTTTCATGTTTATCCTCTCCTCCTATCTAAAACTAAACCCTTGACCAGTGATTCCTTGTAAAGCTGGAGGTGTCCACTCGAATGCCCCCATATCCCAGGCTGGGCCTTGGGGACGGGGGATGCCATCTTTATCAGTGGTAAAGGTTGCAGATAAATCCAGTCCCCCATCTCTCACATGACCTGTTCCTTGTGGAGAAGAAGAGGTAAGTTTGTAACTTGCATCCCAGGCAGGATTTTCGATAATGTTCCCATCTGCCGTTCCTGTCCATGTATCATTGAGATATGCAATTGTTCTCGTTGCTCCATCAAGATAAACAGCTGTATCGGCTGCCTTATAGAAATCATTGTTTTGTACGGTGATGGAATTTGATGCAAGCAATTCACTAAACGCATATCCTGTACCACCTATATAGACAATGTTATTTTTTATAAGATTTCCATCTCCAGCATCTGACTCTATTTTAATTCCAGAATTGGCCGTAGCACTATTTGGTATGATGGCATTGTTATAAATCAGATTACTTGCCGATGAACTCTGAATCATTATTTCAGAGTAAGTAGAAGAATTATAATCTGTCAGATTATTATATACAACATTGTTATAAATGACATTTGAATTTGAAGTCTGAGCAATTTCAATTCCGTAATATTTATTTCCATAGACTGTATTTCCATAAACTGAGTTTGAATTGCATGAAGTGACTAACTGGATACCTCTATTTCCCGATTCCCATCCTGTATTATTATAGATGGTATTATTATAAACCAAATTGCCGACCATAGAATTCAGGGCTATCCCATTGCCAGCACAGTTATAGATTGTGTTATTGTAGAAAGAGTTTCCGTTCGGAGGATTAGCTTCAAACCCTTGTCCTGACGCACTTATTCCATTTGCCCCTGCAGTGATGGTATTATAAATGATGTTGTACCTAATAATATTATTATCCGCACCATAACCACTAAGTTTAACTCCGTAGTAATTTATACCGTGAATAAGGCAATACTCAACAATACAGGCTTTTGGCCCATCTTCGGTAGAAGCATTTCCAAGATTCTCAGCCGTGATTCCTTCAAGTTTGATTCCCTGATAGACCTGGTAATTGTTATTCCGAATCTCTAAATTCTTCAACCAGATATGATCCCCACCTATTACCTTAATAATATTATAAGCAGCATCTCCTCCGTCAAAGACAATGTGATGACCTACATCACTACCAGAACCATCCCATTTCACATACTGAACAATATTAAGAGTATCCCCAATTTCTATCATATTGATATGGCTTGCCGTGGAGATAGTAACATCCTCATTCTGATAATTAGAGAAGGTAACATAGTTTCCAGCACTTCCATCATCGGCAGAAGTGATAACAATGGCAGAGGTTATTACATAGGTTCCAGACCTAATATAAATATTGTCTCCTCCAGCCAAAGTTTTATTATCAATGACAGTTTGAACCGTTAGGCAGGGAGAAGCAAAACTGCAAGTCGTTCCACTTCCTGTCGTGGCAACATAGTAATCCGTTGCGAAAACTGGAGAGGCTCCGATTAGAAATAAAACCAAAATGATTAACTTTCTCATGACGGATTACCTGCTTGATTATTAAAAATAATGGCAAGTGGTCTACTACTTACCAAAGTTGCTCCCGAAACATTGTCTCCACAATTATATACATGAGTGACACCATAAGTATCTGGAATACCTGTCGCAAATGCCCCCGCAACCATAGTTATTGATGATCCAGTAACTTGTAATCCTAACCAATATGTTGTCGCTGCTAAAATTGTAGTGGATGATGATAGGGCCACGTTAATCCATGTTGCTGAGGATATCGCACCGAGACCTGTGGGTGCCGTTAATTTGATAGCGGTTCCAGAAGAATCCCAGATTGTGATACAAACCGTTTCATCTCCCGAAGCGGTTAGAACTAATATATGGGCATAACTTATCGTTCCGGCAGTTGTCGTAACGTAATCCGAATACACAATTTTAGTAGTAAGACATTCTAGCGAGTCTGCATTCGTAGTGCCGCCAATCAGACCATTTGCACCACCCGCAGCCACTCCTCCCCCAACCACTCCTTGCATCATTACCTGACCAAAACAAGGAGTTGCGATTAATAATAAAAGTAAGAGAAAAATTAACTTTTTCATGTTGACTCCTTAATCTTTCGTCCACGTTCCCATCTGATGATATGCTGCCCAGTGAGTATCATCCACTCCAATTACACAGGCTGAGTCACCTGCTGCACCATTGGATTTGATCTTTCCACCAGTATTAGTAAGCACTCCATCTAAATCTATGAACTGTCCAGAAGTGGAAGTTTGGAAGGTAAGAACTTGACTAATTCCAGTATAGTTCCTAATGCAATACTGTAAACCCGCTGCTGCTGTTGGTAAGGTAAAAATTGAATGAGCAGCACTATCTCCAATGTTCCAAAAGTAGGAGGCGTTCCCGTGAGTGGCGACCACAATCGCTGTAGCCGAATTTGCCGTGGAGGTTAGCGTACCTACTGTCCCGTCCACCCTTCCCGTTGCCATGAGTGAGGTTCCCGTAGCGGCTCCAAGAGCAGGAGTCGTAAAGGATGGACTCACAAGAGGAGCATAGGCCCCAAGTTTCGTGCTAACCACACCTTCAGAAGGAATGACCGTAGTACTAGAGCCTAATGCCGTTGAAGGATTGAAGGTAAGACTACTAAGTGGAGAAATAAGGTTCCCATCTCCATCTGCCGCAGGAATCCCCCACATAAACATTGAATAATTTGTACTAATTGTTAAGGGCATTTGGAGCCAAAAATTAGTAGCAACAGTTCCAGAGGGGCCTGCAAATCCTGGGCCAGTGATATCCGTACTATTTGAGGCATAAAGTGTTATGAAACCATATTTTCCTGATACTTTCTTGGTGACAAAACTCTTTCCTGTGAAGGTATAATTCCCGGCATCCCAATCGGCAGTCAAAGCTTGTGTGCCCGCCGCAACCAAAGGGTTAGTCAAAACTGGTTGCCAGACGCCTTCCGTACCAGCACAGACCACTGGCAAACCACTTGCATCTGAACAAATCGGTTTACTGGCTGTCACCCATTTCCAAGCTGGAATTGTACCCGACATGTAAAGACCAAAGGCGTTTGTACCTAAAGGAACAAGACCTACGAGATTGGTTCCGTTATAATAAAGAGTGTACCCCTTTGCAAAAGTTACTCCTGCAATGTCCGTGAGGAGAGCGTTGGATGCCTGTTTTCCCCCCAATCCAGTATCCACATAGGCCGTGGTCGCCAACGCTGTAGAACTGTTCCCTTGAGATTTGGTAGTGGCTGTGGTTCCATCTGGCAAGGCTGGTGTTCCAGAGAGATTGCCTGCTGTGCCTGAAATATTAGAATCCAGAAAGGCAATCGTTTTTCTTGCCGTGGCACTTGTGATCGTAAAATAGAGGGCGTCGGTCGTGAACTCAAAAGCCCCAGCCACAGGAGTATTAGCTACGGTCCCCGAAACCATCTTCCAAGGTATTGCTCCTGTCCCGCCAGTTGGCATGGTAAGGATGCCCGTAAAGGTAGGTGAGGCAAGTGGAGCATAACCACTAAGAGAGGGAATATCCGCAAACTTAGCAAGTTTTGTCTCGGCAGCATTTGAATCTTCAAAATATGGATAAGTGTCTGATTTGAAGTAAAGCCTGTATTTTGCACCCGTAGGAGCGGCAGGTTTAGAAATAATCCCAAAATCAAGGTAACCTGTAAGGGGAACAGAACCGTCTGCCTTAAAGTCACCGTATGATCCTGCTATCTGCCAAACCCCCTCTGTCCCTGCACACACTGCTGGCTCTCCGCTGGAGTCCGTACAGGCTGGTTTGGAAGCTGTAACTCCAACACCTTTTATATGAGTGCTATCAGTAAACACTCCCCATTGATGAATAGCTGGAGTACCAGAATGGATAAGATCACCAGTACCAGCTCCTCCTACTGCTACAGATACTGACCCATCGGTGTTATTGTTCAGCGTGCCATTGCTAAATTTTAGCTTCCACGGTACTGCCGAATGAGATCCGTCCTCTTCCTCAATGATCGGCCGCCCAGGAGCTGGAAGTGCCTGACCATGAACCTGTAAAGGCAAGAAAAGTATAACCAAGAACAGTAGGATTAGTCTTTTCATATTCTCCTCCCTACTCGTAATAATTCGCCTTGATCGTGGCGTCTACACTCCCAGACCTAATGGCTCTGAAGTTCCTGATCTTATCCGAACTGTCCAACCAGATCGGAGTCATTGCCGTGGCCGTAAACCCCGTAGTCGTATTGGCCACGAAGGTTATTGGATCGCAGCTCCAGAGGATTGAAGCGGTCTCAACCTGTAACTGAGCCGTTCGTGCCCTTCCATAAGTGGTTGAGATCAGGCTTACCACCGAGGTGCTGACCGTCACCTTTTCAGAGGCCACAAACCATGCGGCCATGGCGGAAGAGGCCAGAAGCACTACCAAAATCAGTATCAGCATTTCCCATTTTTTAAGTAATCTAAAGGTCTTCATTTTTCCCCTCCCTTGGAGTATATGATTTGTGGTATATCACTTATAGTAAATTGTGACGTAAACCGTTCCCCCACCAACTGGGTAATAATTTGCAGTCACACCCGTGTCGTTCAAATTGGACGTGCCTTCTTGAAACCCTCCGGATACCGTTGACATTACGGTAACGTATCCCATATCTGCCGATGATGCCGGAAGAGCTGGGAGAGCTAAAATAGCAAGAGCTTCGGAGCCATAACCGGTCCCGTTGGCCGATCCTGGGGTTACCGTTATTGTTCCGCCAGCAACGATTGAAAATCTGTAAATGCCCCATTTGTTTTGAGGGATAGTACCCGCTGCCAGAGCTGTTCCGATCGGAACAGCGATTTTTGAATATCCCGTTCCTGCGATAGCGAAGGTAAAGGCACCGTTGGCTACATTCGTATGGGTTGATCCAAGGGCAAGGGCGGTGCCTGGTGCCGCAGAGAGGTTTACGGTGATAACGCACCCTTCAAAAATCGGATATTCGGCCTCCGGATCATCGTGTTTTGAAATCCTCACCGGCGTTGGACTTACCTGGTTCGCTGCTAGGTTCGCCTTGTGAAAAGTCATATTGCCATTTTGATCAAAGGCTTGAAACTCGGCTGTAATTGGACTAATCCAGTTTGGAATCTCAATCAAGGTGGTCTCCGCATCCCCGGAAGATACAGAATAGTTTGGAGGCCCGACTCCTCCTTTAATAACAAAGCTCTTGGTTATATCGTTTGCCCCAAACACTAACGCCTGCCTTGGAATATCCCTAAATCTTTTATTGGCACCCATTTTTACCTCCTCTAAAAGTGAAAGTCGTCTCCCTTCATGGCGTTCACTTCTTTGATAATTTGAAGCACATCCGTCTCGAACTTTGCAGGAAACGAGCTATTGGACATCTCGATCTGGGAAGCGATCTTACCGGCCGCATCCACTGCGGCTTTCGGAGTCTTCCCGTGGCCCATGGCGGTCGCAACTACCTGATCGCCGGGAACAAACCAATAGTCTCCCGCCTTCCTTACGATGCGCCTAAAGCCCATGTCTTTTCTTATTTCTTGAGGAAAGTGGATCACCTCCCATGATTTGATATCGTCGGTGTAAACGCCGACCTGTGTGACGTATCCAGGATCCACTTCGGCCCGAACGTCCTGACCGGCCGCAATCTTGTAGGTATATTCGGGATAATTCTTTATGAATCTGGATTGGATCGCACCGCAGGGCCACGCATCACGAGAGGTTGGATCGTGGACTCTAACTTTCCTTCCGTCCCAAAAGAATTCGAAGCTGATATTCCCATGGTAACCAGACTTGATCAGGGAAGGCTTTACTTTGTTGAGAATATGCTCATCGATCCCATTTTCTTCCACCCAAACTCCGATGGTTCCCTCTCCTTTGACTTCTATCGTGTAGAGGAAGGGCCGGATATAATCCCTTCCATTGAAACCTACGTCAACACCCAATTCGAGGCCTGGACACGCACGCTGGATCAGGATCTCCATGGTGGTAAGATATGGCCCAAAACCGGCCTGTGTAAGAGCCACGAGGGCCTGTGTTCGGGTCTTTACCCCCTTCCCCGTCTCTTTATTGCCTCGATATTCGCCAACCTTCGGGAAGAAGAGCGTCTTTCCATCCTCGTTCTTTTCGATGTAATCAAGGCACTCATCCAAACCATGAACCACGACACCATCAGGGACCCCCACACCCATCTCTTGGAGCCTCTGCCATCCCTTCACACGATTGTTTTCATTCTCTGCCCACCACGCAGAAGGTCCATAAACGTCTTTGCCTTCTCCACGCCAGATATCGGCATCCTTGCCAAAGCAACAGTCGGTAATGACAACAAAATCCTTGGAGGCAGCCTCCATCATGCTATCCACCTTATGGAGTCCCTTAAACCCATCTCCTGAAATTTTGTTCTCAATGGACGGGTAGGCCGCCGCGCCGGCAATAAAATAATAGACTTCGAACTCCTTCATCAGTGCAAGGGCATGATCAATACCCAGGTTCGTATCGATGAAGCCAACGGTCCGCGGCATCCCATGTTCTCGCTTAAGCATAGGAAGAGCTTTGGTCGCTTTTGCTGTCTGATAATTGGCGATTTCTGCATAGGAATATCCTTCTTTGTGCGCCTCTTCGACCTTAAAACCCGTAAATCCAGCGAGATAAAAAGCTATCTCCCGGTATGAATGACCCTCTTTTCTTTGGCCTTCAACATCGTACATTATTGCCCCTCGAATGCGGAAAGAGGTCTACGCGTAGGCTCCCCTTCACCAGGGGCCAAAGCCCCAGGAACCAAACCAGCCCCACCGACAGCCGGCGGAGGTGCTTGATCAATTGCCATTGCTTGGTCATCCGTCATAATGAAGTCCGGGTCATGAAACCCGAACGCATTAACTTCGTGTTTCAGAAGCTTATACGGTTTAAAATACTTACCGAACGTAGAGCTTTCTGCCTGCTTAAGGAAGGCTTGATACATTTGAATAAGCTGACTATTCTTGATTGCCGCAGATATCCCCATGATCTTAATATCGCAATTGGCCCTCAACATCTCCTTGCGTTGTTCGATGGACATCTGAGCGAACTTTTGAGCATTGGGATTGTTTCGCATAACACGGGAAATACTGGGATCTGAGTATTCGTTCCAGTTCAGGATCACTACTTCCAAGGCAGCTCTAATCGTATCGACCGCACCTTCTTCGATATCCTCACCTATTGAATCGAAGACTGTCATAGACTGACCGAGCAATATCTCAGCCTCTCCCTTTGTTTTCTGGCTTTTAGTTCCACGTTGACCAGCTGCTAATTGAGTAAGCATTGAGGAAGCTTCCCGGCGCTGGTCCCAATGTTGAAGCGTGGCCAGCGTTTCGTTGCTTGAGGGACTCGTGTAGACCTCCTTGACTACCTGCTGGCCAGGCGGGACATCTGGGTTTATAAATACCGTCTTACCAGGAAACATGGCGACATCGGTAGGATCCTCGAGACTCATTCGTTTTATCTCTCGAAGTTTATTGACCCGCCACGAGAGATCGTCAATATGGAGGCTCATCAAGTTGCAGCTGTTAAGCCACAGAAGAAGAGAGGTCTCGATAACGCCATGTCCCTCAAACGTAAATAAATCTGGAAGGGGAGAAAAAGATATGCCTGGCCATCTCATCGTAACGAAGGGGTTGGGTTCCGGATTCCGGATCAAAACATCTCCAGCCACGGTAAACCTGGCGTTATCGAGGAGGAGTTCTCCCGACTTATCCAAAATAACGCCCCAATGCTCAATCAGTCTCACGGCTTTCCTGAAGGTACTTCTTTGGTAATACTGACCTTTCCTGCGGGCCCGTCTTTCGGCAGTTTCCTGTCCCCAGTTTGCTTCACTGGCTGTGACCTCATCTAACCTTACGTACCGTGGACCGAGCTTTTTAACCTTCCATAAATCAAGCCACTCCACATGATCCCAGTAATCTCCCGACTGTGGCTCCCGTGGCGTCGCATCCGGGTCACGATAGATCTGCCATGGAGGGACGAGGGAAAACATCAATCCCTTTCCGGGGACCCATCGTGGAATTATCTCATGGGATTGACCGATCGCAAAGCCAAGTTCTGTTCCATCAGAAAACGCAGTATCTAAACGGGCGTGTTGAGGATTGAACCAAAACTCAGAAGCCTCTCTAAGGAAAGAGGCAATCCATTTTTCATTCTCATCATCTGGATTTACCGCCTCGATTTTATACCAATCTGGCTGGCGAAGTGCTTTTCGGATAATCGCTACTCCCTGTTTAACCGTGGAGGTCATATCCCCAGTTGTCATCTTGGCCTGCCACTCTTCTTTTTCGGAATAATCAATATCTGCCTTGTAGGCCCTATAGCACTGATCCCAGAGATATCTGACTTCTATGTTGGCTTGCTCACTCTCGTTTATGCAGGAATGAGCAAAATCAACATAGGTATCGGGGTCCTCCTCACCATAAGCCGCTGCAGCTTCAGCCCTCTCCTCGAGTTCCTGATCGTCTATCCCTTGAAGCCCTTCGTCATTCGCCATGAATTGTCCCTACGCATTTGCGTATGTTTAACTCCAAAGAAATTCACAGAGAGCCAACATACTTTGAACCGTTTCTTTTCTTTTTCGCTTTTTGATTTCTGGGGCAAACTGGAAACCTGAGAATCTTGCTCCAAAAGAAAAATAGACTTCTTTCGTTAGCCAAAGCGGTTTTTCACAACAAAAGCAAAGAGGAATAACCCCGCTCTGTGCCCCTCCCTCAATTTGACCATAGGCAGTTCCAATATCGTTTTCTTCTCCACAGTAAGGACAGACCTTAATTAATCCGAGTCTTAATATCTGGTCTTGCCTCTGGTAGCACTGAAGGCCAATATTCATAGATAAAAACCCTTTACTTGAACCAGAAACAAAAAAAGGGCACAATGGTTTTTAAACCACGTGCCCCTTTGTTCCCGAATACTATGTGAGAGTTAGGGATGGACTTACGTCCTATGTCTATTTAAGGCTTTTCTTAACCCCCGCTTAACTCCCTCCAAGATGGTTAACGCATTGATGATCTCCTTTTTCTTTACCGTTACTACTTCCTCATGGATGTCCTCTGCTGGTGAATCACCCACATCATCTGATGGGCCTTTATACTTTGCTTTTACGCATTTGTCAAGCTTTTTTTTAGTTACGATAGGTTCTGGCATTAAATCTGGCCTCCAATCTCAATAAATCTTACCTCTTTAATCCGATCTGCGAGTGATATCTTTGTGCCTTAACCTCCTTGCGAAGCGTTTTGCTTCAGGCTTCTCCACGGACTCAAGCATTTGGAAATTCTCAATGCTATTGGGACCAGTCCACCGAGTTCCATAATCGGTACAACGGAAAATCTCTTTGCCCTCCTCATTGAGTATGGTTGAGAACTTTCCGTAAACTATTTTCTTACTCATCTTTCCTACCCCTCAACCTTCTCCCTTTGTAAGTTTTCCGGTCCCTTAACCGTCTCTCCCGCATTAATTTCGTGAATGTTTTGGCCTCGGAGAGGCAACGACCCACATACTTTTCAGTCTCTCTTTGATTAGACATTCTGCCTTACTCTAAATTAATCGTTCCTTAAACTTCCCACACCACCAGTCATCCATGGTTCCAGGGAAACAGCCCTGCACAAGCATTTGTACCTGCATTTCAACGCCCTTTCCAATAATCAATTGATTTGGGTCTACCTTTGGAACTTGGGTCGGGATCACAACCGCTTGTGGGGATCTTTCTCTACAATCTCCAAGCTTGTCTTGCTTTCTTACAAAAAATCTACAGTTACCACATTTTACCTGTACCGCTACAGTTGGCTCAGCCATGCTCTTTCCCTCCTGCTTTATTAATTTTAAGTGTTTTCTCATCCTGGAATTTTTTCCCATCTTTCTTATCCTCCCCCTTAATATAAGCTCCCCAAGGTGGACAGTCGGGATCGATCTTGATCACCATACCAGCAATTTCAAGAACAGCTTCGTGTTTCCTGTTATCAATCTGGTTAACCTCATTTAAAAAAGATTCGTGGGCCGAGGGAGACATGTATATCCACTTGGGAGTAAGGTCCAAATCTTCCAGCTTTCGTTTCGCTGTTAGGATCGTGTCACGGATTGAGGCTGTCACCTTTACACCTTTGCCTTGAATGACTCAGCCAGACTGCGGATCATTGCCGCCCTCAGTTCGAGATTGGTATCAACTGTGTTTTCCTTGGGCTCCGGCCATCCAATCCTGGGGGCGGTTTCATAGATCTCTTCGAGGGACCGCTGCCTCCTGCATAGACGACCAAATGAAATGCCGAGTCCGAAGCTCATTTCTTCACCCTCCTCAAACTCCCATCCTCGGCCACATAATACTTCCGGCCGTTGAAATCAGTGTAAATTTCACCCGGGGGCAAGAACTTACATTTATCCCTGAAGTCCAGGGTGCAACCCTTCTCTCGGGGATCGTGGCTATGGGGATGGAATGGCTTCTCGTCCTTTGGTAGCATGGTCCTCCTCTGATTCCTTTTGGGCGATCCTCAGTATTTCTTCTTCGGCAATTCGCATAAATAGGTGAAATTTGGATTCGAAGTCATCTGCCGGCACTCTCATTTCAAAGCTATGTTCTATCTTCCCACCAACCTTGGCTTTAACAGAGCAACGTATGTGCTCTGCAGGAAATTCTTCCGGTCTGACTCTCACAATAATGTCATCAAGAATTCTCATTTCATCTCCTTATAGTAAAACGTTCGCCAAGCAGACCAGGATGCTAAGATGGATCGCCTGATCAAAGCCAATGAGGACAAAGAACCAATGCATCTCTCCTTTTTGCCAGAGGCGTGCAGTTCCCAGGGAGGTAATTCCGTCCACAATGAGATGTGTCGCTCCAACGATGATTGCAAAGAGGACCCCACACCACACAAAGCACAAGGCGTAGACCAGCGCATGGAGGCTCAGCCACTTGAGGCTCTTGCTTTTGTTCAGGGCCATGGCGTGACTCTGAAACAGTAGATCCCCTATGAAATGTGCCCAAATGAGTAAAAGAATAATCATGTTTTGACCCCTGGCTCAAGCTTCCAGTCCCAAGTATATTCTTTCTTTCCATCTATTTCTCGAAGTGTTATTTCAGGTTTTACAACTGGAACCGACTCTCCGTCTCTCAACTTTGGAAAGTCTGGGCTACGGACCCAAACCCGGATAGTTGATGGTTTCTCCCAACCAGTTTGTGCTCCAATGATCTTACACCCCTTGGGGAGATGTAGGACCTCTTCAAGCATAAGTGTTGATATATCGAACATTACGGTGCGCACCATCTAAAAAACCTTCCTTCTGGTATTTATGATATCTTCAAGCGTCCCGATCGGTGGACCGAGCCTTTCCAATACAAGATGATCGACAAAGTCCCGGAACTTGGGATACCATCTACCGGGATGCAATTGACCTGCAAACTCCTTCTTGAATCGTTTAATAGTTTTACGCCTTTGCGTATGACTGTATGACAAACTACTTCTCCAAATATTTTAATGCCCTATCAATTTTATTTCTTTGATTTTCAACATATCCAACAATCCTATTGCATTGTGCATGTAAAAGCCCCCTGACTCTTCCAGTTATATGGTCATGATCTATATGAGTCAAACGGTCTGTCGTAAGTTCTTTATTGCAAATAGGACATAAATTTTCTTGTACAAGTCTAAGCTTTTCCAGACTTTCTAAGGTCAGCCCGTATCTTTTTTTAAGGATATGTCTTCTCCGTAAAAGACGCCATCGGTCTGGATTCTTTTCTCTCCACTTTTTCTCCGCTAAGTACGCTTGAGCTTTATGGTTTTGTTTATACTTACGAGATGCTCTGCGAGCTGATTCCTTGCTCATCCTAGCCATTCCCTCTTAATCATGCCCGAATATCCTCCGGTAGTTCTCTTTATACGCCTCAGAGACGGTCTTCCCTGTGCAGGCTGGGCATTTACAGAGGCCGTTCGGTGGTCCGGCACTGTGGCTACCATCATATTGTGCTCCGCATTTCCGACAAGCGAACGCCTCAGATTCTGGGGTTCGCTTCTTACTACGATAGACCGCAACCCAGTCCGACATCTCTTTCTCCTTGAAACTGTTTGAGATTGCTCATCCTTCCATCAACTGTCATGTGGCAATGTCTACAGAGAATTTGAACATTTGAGGGATCATTATTTGTTGTATCTCCGTCTCGGTGATGCCGGTCTGTTGCTTCCTCCCCGCAGAGTTCACATTTGAATAAATGATATCTAAGCCTTGCCCTCTGCCTACCCGATTCTTCAACTATATCATCACCCTTCCACATAGGATTCTTCTCTCCCCACTTTGCCACACGAACCTTTTCCTTTGATTCTTCAGTATGGTGTTTCCCTTTCCAGCCATGGCCCCAAATAAATCTCTTGGGTTGTCCTTTTATCCACCCGGATCTTCTCGATGTTATTATGGCAATGGGGGCTAAACCTCCGCATCCACATTCACAGAGTTTCTCGGATAGCAATTTGCTCACTTTTCATCCCCTTCTGTAATCTTCGGTGCCTCATCCGATACCCATTCCCATATCTTCTTTGCCTCTTTTATTTCAGACTTTGATACCTGAAATAATTTCTTTATCGTTTGCTCGAAGTTAACTTTTGCTTTTAAACCTTCAATCATTTCTGACTTCATGATGTTTCATTCCTTTTAACTTTATTCAGTGAATCGAAATACATAAGAAATTTAAACCTATTAACCGGATTATTATTAAGTTTCTTCTGCAATAACCACTGTGCATAATCACTGCCAGTGACGCCAGCCTTTTCTTCAAGAAGGCTATATTTATTTTTCCAATCTTCAAAATACCCTTTGGTAAAAAACAGAACCTTGTATCTTCCGGTAGCTCTCAATTCTTGTAATGATTTACGTTCAAACCTATACTTACGTGGGCCTATAAAGAAATTATCGTAATGCTTCATGGCTTCCCTGGCAAATATATCAGCCGCTTGGATACCGATACTCTCTGTTCGGGGAGCAAAACTGATTGTGTGAACCAAGCACGGAGCATATTTCCATTCCCACTCAGGTAAGCTTGTCATCCATTCATAGAACACGGCGGTGCTTGGATTAGTTCTATTGTTTAAATCAAAAGTGAAGTTTACCTTTTCACGAGGAACGGATTTATAAGCCATTCTAGCAAAGAGCATCACGACTTCTAAAAAACACAGGTCATAAGGAATAGTATCTAAATTACCAGGGAAATAAGTCCGCCACCCTTGCAAATCAATAGCCTTTACAAAACCCATCAATTTTGTTGCTATAAGAAGATTTACAAGCTGTCTGTATAGTTTTAGTCTTTCTTTACGGCTGATGCCCTTGTATTCTCCTTGGCCTGCTTCACAGTCCGCAGCGTGAAAAGGTTTTCCTCCCGTACGCTGATTCCAAAGAACCGCTAACTCATCCCACTCTTCCTGTGTTCCAGCAATGCCGGAAACCGCAAAAACACGTTGCTCTTTTTCATCATGGCTTTCGTCTCCGAATACACTCAATACGATTATTACCAGCCTCTTCTTTCTGGCTTGTCTTATTTCTTCTATGCCTATGCTCTTTAGAACGTTTCCAAGGTTATTATCCATTAATTTTCTTTGTGTATCAACTACAATTCCTTGCATTTTTTCTCATCCCTCCTTTATCTTGACATCCCCATCTCCCTTGATATAATCAGGTTCGGTCAGAACCAAAATCATATCGAAAGGAGATAGGGATGAATCAACTTACACTTTTGATTTATCTTGATTACGATCCAAAGAACCCCCAAAACGATTTGATTTCCAGGGCCAGATATATTGAAAAAGAAGATTACGGATCGCTCTTAGGGCGCGACGGCGTAATTCAACTCTCAAATAACGCTCTCTTGTTCGATCAAACCAAATCGCATGATGTAATCGTTCAATTATGTAACGATCTAATCTCAATACAAAGGCCTTATCTGATCGTTGCACTGGAAGCAAACGACGCCTTACGGGTCGGACCGTTATCCAAAGAAGCTCAAGCCAGTCTAAAAACGTATGGCGTTCCTGTCTTATGTCCACCATCTACAAAAACCTCCTAACAGGAGAAAATGCTATATGGAAACTACAATCTGGATCTGCACGGGAATTATTTGCATCTGCATAATCTCTTCAGCTCATGGTATTGCTAAGTCCCTTGGTCAAATTAAAACACTGTTAGATGAAATCCTGAGAATCACAAAATACACCTCCAAAATGTAAAAAAATGACTCTATCTTTCTCACAATGAAAGGAGACGAATCATGTCATTAGCCGAAGACGCAAAACCCATCATGGATCTGATAGAGCAGAAGCAAAATTGCCCTTTATGTGAACATTCAGCGAAATTTATCGGCATTGACAGTGGCCGAAAGAAAAAGTTTTACTGCACAAACTGTAAGGTCTTCGTAACTCATAAAGACTCCGTGGAAGATATCGCCAAATTGCCAAAAACAATAAGAGAGGCAATTTCAAAAGCATCAAATCAATGTGCAAATGATATGGTCCTTCTAATCTTGGACGCACAAGATGTAAGAAAAGTCAATTGGCACTGCGAACCAGAGAGCAATTGGTCCTAAGATCAAGAAAGCTTTCACCATTAGAGAAACCACTTATGCCCGTCAACGTTGGCGGATCATCTTTAAGCTTTTTTATGAATTGCTCTAAAATGTCTGTTGGATCGTAAACTCTACACGATTCATCCAAAGGGTAAATTGCTATATTCACAAATGGTCTTTTTTCGTTCTTCGGAATCCTTATGTAGTACCGTCGAGAAGGTGAGAGATTTTTGATTTTCCAGCGAATTTTGAAGCGGAGTAGGAACCATTTGTGTTGTAACCAGGTTAAGGCTCCATAGGCTATTGTGTGCCAAGTATATAATTGCCCTATATAGATCTCTTCCATTACTCTACCTCCTTTTGACGTAGACAAGCTAAATGTCCGTGCTCCCCACAAACGCTACAACGCGGATGTATGTCTTTATCTCTTTCCCAACGATGACCTTCGTAACAAAGCTGACATCTCAAAGGATCGTATTTCGATGGAAACCAAGGATGAAGCGGGGCCGTTCCCTCAACCGCATTGTAGTCAGGATAACTATTCATAAGTGGGGGTGGCTCCGGTAAAGGTTCTTTGCCTTCCAATAGGCGCCTTAACAAAGCAGAATGCTGAACGTCCGGACCAGTAGTAACATCTCCCCGATATTTATTCTTAATATCCAGCCACTTGGCTACACAATCTAAAATTCTTTTTTGTTCTGTTTCTTCCATGAACTCCACCTCTTGACCCACTCTTTTATCCGGATCCAAGCAACCATGACTTTCCTTGTCCAAAATAGCCTAAAAAACTGCCGCCAAGTTGGAGTTGGTCTCTGTATCTGGTAAAGCCGAATCTCATTCTCAATCTTGTCAAACTCCTGTTTTTTTAGTTTGACCCTGACCCGCCTTCCACTCGGGAGAACCAGCTCCATTGATAGCATCTTCCCTCCTTCTCGGTTATTTGGGAAGTTTCGCCCTTCTCTTGGCCTCTGGAAGGACCCGATGCACCAGCAGGCACTCTATGTCAAGGATCGACCAACCAGAGAGCAGAAACAGGATGCGTGCTTCCATCTTGTCAAGTCGGATCGAAATGCGTGCGCCTTCTGAAATACTCGCTAACGCCCCTGCGGCCAGTTTGGCATTGACAGCACCGATATGCTTCAGTGTTTCAGTGTTTAGCCTTTTTGTTTCACGAGCATACTTGGCACACTTCTTTTTTAAGTCCTTCACTTTGGGATTAGTCACAAGAAACCTCCTTTCTTAGGGTGCAAGTTCACCACATACGACTTCCCCAAATTCTGCGGCTCTACTCGGTCCACCGATGACGGCACATGCCCACACCTCGAACACTTATACGGGAATGGATTCTTCTTATCCACCACCAAGAGCTCCAGCTGGCCGCCACACATGTTACAGAACTGCTGCGTCACACCATCATCGTACAAAATCTTCCCCTTCCATCATGGCCCAAGACCACCGGAACTTCTTGAAACTGATTAAGGTTCTTCATTCGGCCATCAGCTTTCATGTGGCAAGACCTACATAAAAACAATACGTTTTCAGGCTCATTGTTTGTGGTATCCCCATCTTTATGATGCCTATCAAGAGCTGGTCTCTCTCCACATTCCTGGCACTCTCCAATGGAAGTGTACATTCTTACTGCCCTTTGATTGCCGGAGAGCTTCCAGATTATAGACTTTCCCTTCCACTTTGGGTTAAGTTCTCCTACCTTTGCTTTGCCCATCTTCTCCCTTGTCTCTTTAGACCGTACCTTCCCAAGAGTTGAGCTTCGTATTTTTTCTTTGGTTTCCTCGGATACCACCCTTCTACACCCTGCAATGCTAAGCTTTTGCTTAGCTTCCTCAGTATGATGCATTCCTTCCCGGGCATGCCCCTTAATAAACCTCATACCATACCCTTTTACCATGCCCCTGCTTTTGCAAGAACTTTCTGCAATAGCAGTCGGTCTTCCACATCCGCATTCACAAAGTTTTACCTCTATCATCTCTTGGTTCCTTTATACCCCTGGTGCATACCGACATTCACGGCGTAGCTTTTTGCGAGATTTTGCGCCGGTGGCATATCTGCGGGCTTTGTACGCCTTTGCGTAACCATTGAACAATAAACAACCGCCTCACCCTTGTCGGGGGATCTTCCCAGCCTCCTCTTGAGCCCGGCAATCTTCACTCCATCAGCCCCTATCTTGTCCTCTTTGGGTTCAATCAGAATCCCCCCAGGGGTCAGCATCCATAGGGGAGCACATAGGTCGGCTTTCAGTTCAGGATCCGGAGGTAGAGCAACCTTATCACCCGTCTCTGGGTCTAAGCTCTCCCTGAATCTCCACCACATGAAAGACCGCATGTTTCGGAAACGATACTTCTGGGTGGATTTGTCGGTCTTTCCCTCGAGTCCCTTCGTGCTGCCCGAATCAATGGCGATGACCTGGACCTTAACATTCGTCTTTAGGAAATCTACCACGGCTCCGCCAACCCCAATTCCATCAACATGGATGGGTGCCGCATCTCGCATCGCCTCAATAACCTTACCGGCCGCTGATTGGCCATCTGGTGTCTGGATCCCGGGATAGCAGATCAACGGAGAGTACCATGTCCCATAGCGGGTCGAGATCACGGTCCGATCAGTCCCACCTCGAGCCACATCAACCCCTATGGAATCCATAGCCCCCTTCTTTCCATCCTCTTTCCAGCGAGCCTGGGCCTCGTCAACCCATGCCGTGGGGATCACCTGCCATTCCGAATCACGGACGCCAGCCTGGAAGTTCCCTTCGAGCATTTGGGAGCGTAGGGGCTCCGGAGAGGCCTGAAGTGTGGCCTCATAGTTTGTGCCCACCAAAAAGGGGTTGTCTTGAATCTTGGATGGAATGAAGGTCCTAGACATCGGCTTGACCATGACGCCTTTAATCATGATCGGATTCCCATCCGGGACCTCGATATCCTTTCCATCCTCTCCCGTGGTGTACCACCGAAGTTCGCCAGGTTTGGCAGGGTGTGGATGCTTTGGATCGATCCAGGGTCCCCAAAATTGGATCACCCACCGACCATTCGCATCAACCGGCGGGTTACCCGTGCAGACGATCCGACACCGCTGTCCTTCAAGTGTCGTTCGAAGCCAAAGGATTAAGAAGCGGAATTGGTATTCCAGGAAGCCGGGGAGTTCGTCAAAACCAATAAAATCATGAGCACGCCCTTGCCAGCGAGTTTCATCTCCCGGATCTTTACAGCTTCCAAACTCAATCTGTCGGTCCGGAAGTCTCCAAATTCCCTTTGTGTCGTTGAAACCCTCTCGGGTCCCAAGTATCTCCGCCAAGCGATCAACTAATGCAACGGTCTGTGTTGCCTCACGTCGATAGATGATGGAGCGCCTATGCTCGTATAGAGAAAGGCCAAGAAGAAGATCCGATTTACTTCCCCCCGCGGCTCCGCCAAAGAAGATAATATCCGCAGGGCTTTGGTAGGCATCCAGTTGTGTTCCAGGAGTGGGAACCCACAGGCGTTTCTTGGAGGCATCAAAGACCTCTTTAGCCAGTTCTGACTTTTGCTCAGGGTTTAATCCCCGCTCAATGAAGTCTTTGAGCTCAAGGATCTGTTTTGCATACGTCTGCAATGGGGGCCCCTTTCTTTTCCGCATCCAATTTCTTCACTGTCTCAACTGCGAGCTTCACAAGGTAAACGATCCTTTGACTGATCTGAAGGGTAGTCATGTTCTTGACTATTTCCTCATCCTCATCATCCTCATCACGATGCTTCCCGTTGCCAATGACTCCGAGATTCTTGGCCATATTCGTAAGAGAGGGATTCGGATCCCAAAGCCTAACCTTTTTGGTATGGCCAATAAGGATACGATCTGCCCCTTTTCCCTGGTATTCCTCAAAGGTCTCAACTCCCGCTACTGCGGGCACTATCTCGTCCGGCCATTCATTGGGAGGCAATAGGGTTCCATTGGGCCCAAAGATCTTCCGAATGTCAGCAAACCCAAGCCGAGCCATCCGGATCAGGATCTGGGCACCCTCTACGCCCGCTTGGGTCAATCGGTCCTCTTCTTCCAGTTCTATGGCTTCTTTAACAGGTAACGTTTTGTAACGGAGGTCATAAGCGGTTTGTTTAGCTCTTTTCGGACTATACCCAGCCTCAATAGCAGCTCGAGATCCATTGAAATCCTTTAGGAATTCAGCAACAAAAACCTTCTGTTTTCCCGTGAGCTTACGAGTTTTTGATTTCATGTAAAATGGATCTCCCCTGTACGATTACTTCTTGATTTTTATTAGGGTGGGTAGGAGAGGGTTCCTAACTGGAGATGATGAACCAGCGCTTTCGCCCCACCCTCTTATTTCCAATCTTCACAGAATGGGGAAGCAGGGAGTTCTGGTCGGTGAGGTAAAATAGAAACCAACGTATCGGTGTTGGGGGAACCGCCAGTTGCTTTGCTTCCCCAAATTTTACATAAAATTTAGAGGCAGGGTTTAAAACCCTGCCTTTGGTTACTTTCCGAACTTACCTACCCTACCTTCTTAGAGTCCCAAAGCTGTAACATACGGTAATATTTTTGCTAAGACCGCAGGAAAGAATGTCTGCATGATTTTATCTACCCCACTTTTGCCAATAGACCCCCAGATCCATCCCCACAGGGTAACTATTTGTCCCATGTCGGTATCTGTAAGTTCCTGACAGGTCAGGACCCCATTGGAATCTTTCGCCACACACTTCGCTGAGAGGGTATTGAGAGTCTTGATATCACCATCGCAGTCACAGGGCAGAAGACCCTTAAATTTAACCAGCACAACCGAAAGGGCACCTGAGTTGAGTGGCCATGTCCTGGCAATTTCTTGGGCTACAATGCGGGTTGAGGCAGCATTAGTCGCATCCATCTGTGCAACACTAATGACAGTCTTTTGCCATGATGCACAGCCCGCTAAAAACATTAAAAGAAATGACATTATGACGAGCTTTTTCATTTTACTTTACCTCCTTTCCTTTAAGTAAGTGGGAACTGACAAATCCGGTACGCCAGTTCCCATCATTTATCTCAATTCCTTCCAAATGGAATGATGTTCCCATCTTCTATCAAAAACCCCTTCAATGGAGACTCGTACCCTGCACCTGAATTATGGTTATTCCCAACATCCTTGAAAGCGTGGGTGTGTCCGTAGAGAAAATCCCATCCTGGATTTGCATCTGTAAGTTCCTGACGCATCTGTTTAACTGCTAAATGTCGATTTGGATTTGAAGGATGAGGAGAAGTTTCTGGGTCAATGCCAAGTTTGTCGGCTGCCCTGACAGCGAATCTTCCTATCTTCCAGCCTTCGCAGTTAGGCCAATCGTAAAGGTGGCCGTGGTCAAGGAATATTTTTTTACCGTACCCTTCGAAAATGTAAGCGATTGGAAGTGTCAGGAGATCCTTGGAATGGTTACTGTCTACCCAGTAAAGTTCCCCAACCCCTCCATAAGCATCGATTGCTCGAATTAAATCAGAATGAGCTGCATACATATTGACAAGATCGAATCCTCTCCAAACATCAAAGAACTCACTCCCTAAGAGTGCATACCCCTTGCTCCTGAAATCCTTCAAGATGTCAATAATTAGTGGTTCAGTTCCAGCTGCCTTTAGAGGATCATGGTCATCTCCGGCCGCAGCGTGAAGATCGGAGATGTTGAGGCACTTCGCCGGCAAAGGAAGATGAGGAAGCGTTTTGATTAAATATTCGAATTTTTCTTGTAGGCTCATTTTATCCACCACTCCCTTCTTATTGTTTGAGCTTTATATTGGCTGGAATAGTAGGTGATGCTGGACGAGTAAATACGAAAGGGGTTGTGCTTGAGCACAATAACCCCCATACTGGGTCAGTCAAACAGGCTGCCACAGTTAAAGAATTTAATCCTACAGTTGCTGCTGATACATCCATCTTGATACTTCCATCTGCCTGTGCTGTCACGGTCACAGGAACCCATGCTGGGCCGGTAAGAGAGTAACTTGTTACTCCTGTCTGTGGATCACAGACTAAGAAGGGACCTGCACAAGCCACCGATGCCATTAAAACAATACCAATTGCCAATAAAATAATCTTTTTAATCATGCCGTTACCTCCTTCAAATACTGCTCCAACTTGGGGATATCAAGCGGAGAATTACTCCCAAGCCACTTATCCTTGTTGTCCACCACGGCATAAAGTTCGTCACAATACTTCTCCAAGAAATACCAGCTCATCCACCACTTCATGCCCCATGTCACACATTGAACACCCTCTTTGAAGTAGGCACATAGATAAACGCAGTGTCCACCCCAGGTGCCCGGAACGCCATCTGCCCCTCCTACATCATACCAATGGCTCGCAGATTGAAGTTGAGAGTAAGCCGTAAGGGGAAGCTGGAGACCGATATAAAGACCGTTCAGGAGATACATTGCGGCTCTTACCATTTCTAGATCTTGAACATTCATTGAGCCATAGGCATCAATCGTATAGTTCTTTCTGGCCGCCGTCCATCCCTTTTGTCTCCACTCATTCAGAGAATCGAGCATGACAAGACCATTGTCCTGCCCACCACTTTCCTTGAAGTATTCGGCCTCAACTTCTTTATCAGAAATCGGGATCACTTTTCCCTGTTCATATCCCTCAAATCTCAAGGTCTGATGAGCTCTTCCTGCCATTACACAATCCCCATAAACATCATTCCCAAATATAGGCGTAGGGATATTCAAAGATATTAAAGGTTTATTCGTGTCGATAAACCATTCATCAGGTATTGGCGGAAGTGCCCTCATAATGTCTTTCAACTGCAGCGTTCTTGGATCTACCTTAGCTGGAGCTTTCCCAAGACAAAATTTTGGGTTAGTGTGAATACCTTTTGCTTTCATCCTCTTACCTCCTATCAAAATATTTTCCAAGCTTGAAACTCGCTATGCCAATTATCAAGACTATTAAAAGCCCAATTATCACACCTAACCTCATAATGCGTCCTCCTGTCTTTCATGGAAGTATCTTTGAACATCTCTTCGTAGCTGGGGACTTCTATCACTTAGGACATAAAGTCCCTGCCAATCCCTCTTCAAATCCGTATCAGGATTAAACTGGTGTTTGACAAGAATGTTTTCTCTGGTTGAATAGTGTCTTTCAGCTTTTGACCCATGCCAGTGATGAAGGCAAACACCCTTTACAACCCCTACGTTTCCGCAAATAGCCCTCTCCTGCCATAAACTCTGCTTTGCGCGGTTTTCCCACTCAAAGAGCCGAGCCGTAAAGCGGGGATGATATTTTCTTTGCAAATAATAATTGAGATGACCAATCAACGCATATGCCATATAACTATCTCCGGCTCCAAGGATGCAATAGTCAATCAACCCCCCCAACTGATCCCAGGCTTCCCTTCGCATGGCCCACGCAAGACCAGGTGCTCCAGGATAGAAAGGCTTTCTCTCGATGCCTGGATACGGATAGGGATAAGGATAACCCGTTTTTATGGTATGGATTATCTTCTCTGGATTTCCATTCACCCACCAATCAATAAAGCTCCTAATCGTTCCTCTCAAATTGTAGTCCGAATCAAGATCATGCATCTGAGTCCACATCTGCACAACGGGCCAATGCTCGAGTGCGTGTAATGTCTCATCCGCCCAATCCGATCTGACAAAATGAGTATCGGCATCAATCCAGGCTACCTTTTTCCAACCTAATGGAAGCCTTTGAACTGCTAAATTAATCATGTTTTCTTTGTACCAAAGTTCATGTTGTGTTCTAAGCTGAAGGTGATAAGGATTATTTGGTTCGGTAACAACGAAGTCTCTGTCTCCAAAGGCTGCCTCTACGGTAAAAAGAACCGCACCTGCTTCCCATACGTGCTTGGCAAAATCTTGATATAATCTCCAGCGAGAGCGATAACGAGGAGAATTAAAAACGGTTGTCACTACAAATAATTTATCGTGAAGTATATCGGGACGCTGAAATAGGGTGCGTTGGCTCTCATCAAATGAATGCTGAATATTTATTGTGCTTCCACGATGTTCATGAGATTCCATCTTAGTCCCCTTTCCTTTTTCTGATTAGCATCACGCCAAAGAGGTTGAAGGTTAGAATAATGAAAACATTGAATTTGTTCTTCTGGATTAATTAAATCGAAAGTTGATACAGGCCGTATATGATCGATTTGCCACTGTCCGTAATTACTCCAATTCATGCCCTCAATGAATCGATTTTGTAAATATTGCCACAAATATTCCGGTGAGCATCCTACAAGATCAAAGGTTGATTTCACTCTTCTTGTACCCACACGGCTATTAACTGCTTTGTAGAGTCTTGAACGAAGGTTGCGAACAATTCGAAAATTCAGATCAGTCCGCACTCGATTACGGATATATTCGGCAGCTTTTGCTTTAGCCTTGGGACTTGCCCTTTGTTGTTTTATGACATTCACTCGTTTAGCCCTGCCTGTTTTTTCTCGTGCTCTTACTTTTTGGGGATTTCTTTTTCTCTCTTGGCGCATCCATTCAGCATTTTTCTGCCTTAGCGATTCCTTTTCCTTTTCCGTCATTTGTGCACGTTTATTACGTGCCCAAAGCTTTTTGTACTCACGTATCCGAGTTAATTGTCCATCACTCAAAGGATTATTTAATCTCTTGATACGTCGCTCTTCATTCAATCGGACTTTGTTTTTAGCCCACCATTCTCGTCTTTTAGATAATGGTATCAATCCCCTAGCCTTCAAAACTGTAGATATGCCAAGACTGTTCGGGCTTCCCTCCCATGGCCGTCCATTGGGTATGCCAGTAATCCCATCCCTTTACAGGATCACAACGGTTCCCACTTACATCCCAAAAGAAGATGTATGCAGCCAGACCCAACTGATAGGGGGATAGGGTACTAACACCATCATACGCAGTCAGACCTAACTCAAACAGGATTCTTACGGCCAGTCGTGACTGCCGAACGAAATCGAGTACAGGTCTTTCCCCCTCGGTAACCATTTGTTGAACTAATGCAGAAATCTTTGACGTAAATTCTACTCTATCCATTTTTCTACCTCCTTCCATTCGATAATCTTGCCAGATTTCAGCCCAGCCTGGTGTATATGTTCTGGGGCCGTATTAGAAATATCTATCTCTGGCCCAAGGAAATCTCTCTTGGCGATTTGATAGCAATGCCTAACCAATTGAGAACAAAACATACTGTTCTTACTAATGAAGGGATTGCGTTGCCACACCCTTTTAAGGATAATGTCCAACCAAACCGCTGCTAACCCCACGATAGGAAAATTCACTTGCTCATCAACTAATTGCAGAGCAGTAGCCAATACATTATTGACTTCTACTTCTGACAGACCAAAATCTATAATACAGGCCTGGTCGGTTTGATTATCGCACCAGTTTCCTATCCAATTCTCTTGAGCACCATTTCGCATCTGTGCTTTTAAAAGGTAGATATCGAAACTACTCTCAAAAATATGCAGACTTGTCGGGGAATCAACAGAATGTCTGTCCAGCCTTAATCCTCCAAAAATAAGGGCGTGACACCATCGCGAAGGTAGACCATCCAGAGTGAACGATTTCTGTGCCTCCCGAATGGCTCTACCCATCAGATCAGTTGTTCCTACCAGACCGATAGCTCCAGGTTTAAAATTGGCTGTAAAGAACTCAATTAAGTTCATGGCTTCGGGCCCGGCAGTCCTTTCTTGATCTCAACTCCTGGTAGTGGACTTCTTGCGAGATAGTTTCCTATGGCAATAATCGCTGATACAGCTGAAACGATTATGACTTTATGTGTCCCTGTATCGAAATTAAAGGTCTGAGGAGCGACTATCATGGTGCTTATTGCCGTCCCGATAGCACCACTGGCCACCGAAATCAACCCTCCGATCCAACCTCTTGTCGTGTCTGATATTGTAAATTGCATGATACCTCCTTTTTCTACATAGGTTGAGGCGTGATAGGACCCTTAATCGGTGGTGTTAGCCATTCTGGATGCTGCGCCAACATAGCCTTTACCTGTGCTTGTGTAGTGCCAGAAGGCAAAGTTGGACCTTTCCATGTCTGTATATACCCACCCTTAACGATTTGTGTTCCAGTTTTTATTGCCGGATACGCACCCCCCGTTAGGACTCCAGTAAATTGAGGTGCATTTCCCAGAGGGAAATATGCAATTCCACCACCTGGAGTTTGGCTAAAGGCATAGTGGGTAAAATCAATATTATTTGGGTCTATACCTTCCTCTGCCATTTGACCAGCATACTTTGGATCTTTCATCCATGTGGGCTGAGCATAAGCTGCATAGTAATCTGCTCTTGAGCGGCGTACGTAACTACCAGCTCCAAATGGAGCGGGTTGATTCCACATGCCACTATAATTTGGTGCCTTTTGTACTGTCATAGTTTTATTCTCCTTTTTTAACTTTCAAAGTGATCTTCATCCCAAGAAATATCTTCCTTGCCGCCGTACTCCTCCTTCCACACCTTGTGCCAGTAAGCCCATCCCTTCTTTGGCGCAGGCAGAACCTTGGTCAAATCGTCTGACAGGAACATAATATCTAATGCCTTACCGAACTGGTGAGCTGAGATATTCTTAATTCCATCACAATTCGTCACAACTTTCGACTTATCTATTACGTTGCCATCTTTATCTCTTCCAAGAGAAAACAGAAATTGCTGCTCTTCCGTTAGTCTATGCCATGAATCCCCAACTGGGTGCTCTCCCTCCGCAATCATCCTCGAAATGAATCTGGTTATCCGATCTGTATATTCAAATCGGTTCATGCTTTAACCATCCTCTTAACATTCCCCCAAAAAAAGAAAAGGCGCCCCCATAAATTGCAACTGAGTGCGCCTTATCTATAAAAAAGTCTATTCGGTCTGGGCGTTTTTATCACTGCCCCAAGTCTATACGCAAATGCGTAATCTTGTCAAGAAAAATCTTTGAGATAGACTTACAATTCGCATCTCACGACTTATATGTCCTCTCAACCGCTCTATTCCTTTCTTCCCGTTTAAACACGTATGCCTCAAACGCAGCAATGTCTGTATCTGTGGCCGTACCTTTGAATATGGGCATACAAAGATTGAAAATCTTTTTCGATTCTTCCATCTCTGTCTGTATCTCAGCCATCTCTTTTTTAAATTGCCGACGTGATTTTATCATCCGAGGCAGGGCATAAAAAAGTAAAAAGCCAAACACTCCCAATTGAATGACCAATAAAATAATCTCAAGTGTTTTCATATCAAACCTCCTTTTTATCCATTTCGTATAGATTCCTACCATAAAAAGCTGGCGTTGTCCATCAGACCGATCCCTGAATATGACCCTTTCATTTTGGTGTCTCGTCCCAAATTTTCCCATCGAGCAATCGGCCAGCTTTCTTTTTGCCAACACGATACATCGTTATCATGTTGCTGTCTAAAAGTTCGTCTGGTTTTAGGGCGTTATAATGATAACCATCAGGCATGAATGTTTCCGTTTCGTGTGACCACCTTCTTTTTGATCTTCTGTAAAACAATTCTGGTTTGGTTGAGCTCCATTCCCCCCATCCCTTAAAAAAGAAAGGCACTCCTGCCGCTTGGGATTGATTTTTCAGAGATCTCACCCAATCGGGATGAATAGGGCGGGCCTTTGGGCCAGACTCTCCTCCACAGACGACCCAATCAATGCCTCCATCCAACGTCTGAGCGGGAGATCCAAGGTCGAACGTTTTTAGATGTGGTCGTGAGTCACTAAGCCATTTATATAAGAGCTTCACCGGTCCCAGCATCGGTTCCACACTCACAAACCTCTTCGCTGCCGGTATCTGCAAAAGAATCGGTATCCTCTCATCGGCGGTTTGCTGATCCTCGACCGAGACACCGAGCCATAATCTTTTAGACTTGTCGGCGAGAATCCCCCCGCACGAATCGAGCCATACCCTTTGAAGGATGTGCTCCATTCTCTCCGGGCGCTTTGTCAGAAAGAAATATTGATGCTTGTTGGCCCTGGCGAACGCTACGTTAAGGATTCTCACAACGAAAGAATCCGGAATGTCTTCGTGAAACAGATCCCCCATGAACTGCACTCCTATCCTTGCGGGTTTCTTGAGACGAAGAGGGGCTTCGAGTTCTTTTTCATCAAGTATCGGTTTTTGCCCCTCATAAGCGAGTCTATGCCAAGCTGAAATATTTGGATTCATACGCAGTCTTCTTGCCATGGCCAGGTGCCAGCAGTTCCGACAGCCGTCAGAGACCGGAGTGCATCTCATGACGAGGGGGTTCCAAGTATGGGTTAAATATTCAATTTTGGTTCTTTGCACAAAAATGCCTCCTTTTTTAACAGCATCTCGATATGATCTCTGGTTAAAGAATAATGGCCGATGGCTCCCAAGTATCCTTCCACGGTCTCACGAAGCATTTGCTCCCGAAAGCTTTTCTTCAGCATCTCTTCTGCCAATCGTTGGTCGGATAGGCTGCGCTTATACTCTTCCCAATAGGCAAGAATCTCTTTGCGGGAAAGCTTTTTGCCGATTTCGCGGGCTTCTTCTGTGTTTTTAGGTATGAGCAAAGCTAACTCCTTAAATGCAATTGCGTAAATTTTTGGGAGACTTTTTGATAAATCAATCTCGGCCTTGCCCATCGTCTCTGAAATTTCAACCATTTCCTATCTCGATGCATTCCCTGTTCGTCACGCCACAACATGGCCATCGGAGTAAAACCCGCCTGGATCGTCTGTTTCAACCTACCTTCCGCAGATTCAAAACTGTCCTTCGGATATCCGATCAGCACATAGGCCATTAAAACATGCCTTACCTTGGGGATTCCAGCCTCCCTCATTACCCTCCCTGCCTCAACAAGCGGCTCATAATCGTCGGGAGTATCGTAGGCAAAATAGAGGCGGTCTGGTTTCAGATCGGCCAACATCTGGGCGTGCCATGCAGTGAGTCGCGCCGCCTCCAAACCTCCCGAGAATATAGACCTCTCCTTCTGCCGCTTCAGCATTTCACAGACCTTCAGGAAATGATCATCACTAGTAGCCAGAATATTGTCGTCCACTACGTTCCAACCCTCAATAATGGGAAGTTCTTTTACTTCTGGATCCCTTTCGTGGACCGAGCAGAACCAACAGCGGTTGGGGCAACCCCTTGATGTGATCGTTATCCCGGGTTTGAGGAAGCGACCCGCAACAAATTCTTCTCCTTTTGATCCAAGGGCCGGTCCTCCCATATCAACATCCGAATAGTATTGCTTCCAAGATTGATAAAGCCTTTCGGCTTCTGGAATGTCCCACTTAAAAGCCACCGAAATCCTAACCGACTGCTCCGGAGGCCTAAAGAGTGTGGGACCTCCCACAAAGGCAAGATCGTCCCTTGGTGTCCATTGCGTCCGTCTTGGAAATACTCTAATCATCATCGCCCCCAAAGTTGCAATCCAATTGCAAGTTCCACGCGGTGATCATTTAATCTCTTTCCCTGATCTGTGGGTTATCTGAATCTGCTTTGGAAATAAATCTGCCAATCCCAAAATTTCGTCACCCGCAACCTGAGAAGCAACCCTACCATCGGGAAGCATAAGATGGGAAAAAAACGCATCTCTCGGCCCGCAAACCACGGCACGTAAGGCCACACCTTTGACATAGTGGTACAGCATCGTAGCCGCCTGAACCCGAGCTGCCCGCTCATTCTCCTTATATGATTTCATGACGGGCCAAATGATTTTAAAGGCGTCTCCCTTAATAGAAAAACCTATCATAAAGGCTGCTCTTCCCTCCCCATTCATACCAAAACCTTCACCCTCGATCTTTCCGCCTAATTCTTCGATCTGTTTTTTGGCTCTATCAATCCATACATCGGGAGACGATTTGCTGGTTTGCCAGTAGTTTAAGTCGTCTGCATACATATCAGTTTCTCCTTCTTACCTCGACTTCTCTTTGAAAATATCCTCTAATTTGTCTTCCTGGGCCTCAGTGAGGAAGCCGTTATCCTCGAAGAACTCCGTCACGGACTCTACGAACCCAGCTTCCCACATGGTTAGCTTGTCATCGTCGAGTCCGTCCAGTATCCATTCAAGCCTGTCTTTGGTCATTTGATTTTAAAGTCTTGGATATTCCAAAGACCTTGAGCACCTTTAACCGTAATAGGTTTTTCCAGTTTCTGAACCTTATCGAGCATCCACATAAAGCGGCCAGGGGTATAGTCTCCGAAGGCCTTCTCCTGGGCTGAAAGTAAGAGAGGACCCGTATGAATAGGAAAGCACGCCTCAAGTTCACAAATTGCGACAATGGCACCGAGAGCATGAGCCTCCTTATAGGCGTATCCTGCTTCATAGAGAACCTTAAAAAATGGATCTCGGCCCAACAATAATCTTGCTTCCTTTTGCCATTTGCTACTCGAATGGATCGCCAGGGAACCTCGGTACTCGGTGCTCCAGCTTCTTGTTTCAATTTTTTTTACTCCAATCGCAATCAGGGTTGCCCAGGGTTGGTAAAGGGTGAGTGCTTTCATGCTCTGTACGGTCCTTTCAGGGTGAGAGTGTCAAGAAATTTTTCTGGATCTAACACTTCGTCAAGCTTGGTACTCCATATTTTCCCGTTCATTGAGATGAGAACGATGGTAACTTGGGGAGCTTCAATATCCCCGGCAAGGTAGACACCAGGATTCTTAATCATGTGCTCAACTTCTTTTCTCATTTTGGCACCTCCCGTTGCAATCGGTCTGCCGTGATCATATTAATCCCTTCTGTCCCTTTTACGGGGAACGCATTTGCGTAACCGAGGACGCAACATCCATTTTTATTTCATAATCCTTCAATACAACCCCTTTCTTATTCCTTCCCGCAACATGGGCTTGCCACCAGAATCTTCCGACAATATGACCAAAGAGAGGATTTTCTTCAGTATAAGTTTTGAAGTGACCACGGCACAAGTGGATTCGGTTGGTCCATAGATGCTTCGGGATTGACTTTTCCCTTTGTGTCGTTGGTTTAAGATATAGGATGTGGTAAGTAAATAGTGGACCTTTATCACCCTTGGCTCTCTTTGTATTCAACTTAGGGGGGGGGATGACCTTCTCTGTTCCTATATTTTTGCAATCCAGAAGCATTAAAGAAGAGTTTAACGCACCCAGATTTTGAGAATTTACTGCCGAGGAAAGTTCAATCACCTTGTTAAGTTTGCCACCATACATGGATTCTTTCCATGCTCCAAAGACTCCTATCCTCTCTTTGCCCACATCAACCTTATAGCCAAGCGCATCAATGGCCCACTTTTTTGCTTTATCAAAGTAACTAAACGTCACAACGTCCCATACGAGCGGTTCCAATTCATTCGTCAGTATTGCGAACTTTGAGGTCTCACCGACATCTAAGTGCATTCCCAATAGATCTCCATCTATACTCCAAGGTCTTGCCACTCTATTCTCATCAGGACTTATTACATAATCAAACCATGATACCTTATAGGGAATATTGACACCGCCTAACGGTCCTGTAAACATAGGAACGCCTTGATGTTTTAAACAAAAAGACAGAATATCTTGAACTATTCCAAAGTGAAATTTTTGGGAGTGACGAATCAACTCATAAAGAACTGAGACGTTTTTGTCCTCAATATAATGATGATCTCTTTTAAGATCTTCAATGACCTGGTGTGCAAACATATCGCCTACCTCTCTTCCTTTTTAAAAATCACCACCACGTCCACCACCTCAATCTTCAACTCGTTCTGCTCAACCGCCTTTATTTCTCCTGTTTTCCCATTTAGTACAAATTGGACAATAACGTGCTACTTTTCCATGATGACAAGGAAAAGGACTTGGAAACAATGGATGTCCTTTCGGGCAGTGTGTTTTTCTTGCATTTACCCCTGTAACTCCATTACCTCTCAAAAGATTTTCTCTGAGTGTTACTGGTTCTAAATGGTCTGGATTTACACACCTTCTATTTCTGCAAAGATGATCCAGTGTTAAACCGTTAGGAATGGGCCCTTTAAAATGTTCGTATGACCACCTATGGGCATTAAAACACTTCCTAACTTTATTTTTTTCAACATTGAATTTCCCGTATCCTCCCGGAGCAATGGCCCCTATCCAATTCCAACAACCATCCTGAGCCTTCTCAACCTTGCACATAAACCTTTCTATTATAGGTTTCGTTTCTTTCCCCATTAAATCCTTTGAATGTTGAATACCAGAACACTTTTTACTACAGTATTTCCCCTTCCCTTTTCTAACCTTAGACGTTTGCGTAAAGAATGGTTCTCCACAAACCCCACAGAGTAATTTGACAATGCTCACTTTCATTCCCCTTTTTTGAATATTACCACTATGTCTACGACTCCCACCTGCAACTCATTCCGCTCAATTTGTTCATGACATGGCAGGCAAAGCGTGATGACGTTGCCAGGAACATCACTTCCAAGCTGAGATCGTCGAATTACATGATGAGGAGTCAATGACTTCCTCGACCCGCAACGGCGGCACATCCAGCTATCCCGGGTAAAGATGGACCGGGTAAATTTCTTGTACTCATCGCCTTCAAGTTTCTCACGATGCGGCTTTGGAAAAGATTTAACTGCGCTCATTCTTCGTCCTCTTCCTCACCATAGTCCTCCTCTTCCTCTTCGTCGCAATCACAAGTGTACTCAGGCTCACCACAAAACGGGCAATCATGATCGCTCATACTTTCCTCCTTTCGCCTCTCTCACCCGTAATTACAAAACACATTATCGTGTACATAGACCTGCTTAATTCTTCCAAAACAATCACAATATGAAAAATGTGCTGAACTCCCTTTTATTATTACTTTCTTGCAATGTTCGCAGATATGCTCGGTCCTTGTTTTTCCAACGAAATGATGATATAGATGGAATTCATGACTAAATTTCATGTAATCTTTCTCTCCAACTCGGCCCATTCCTCGTCCGTCAGCGGTTTGCATGGAGGAGTATGGTCGCACGGCAAAATACAGAGGGACTCAAAGTTAAGGTTTCCCTGCAGATCTCTTTTAAGAGTGCTCCATTCTTCGTCCGATTGAAGTGCTTTTCTAAACCGACAAATCGAGATGGGGATGCTCATCCTTCCCCCTCTACGAGGATCTCGCCGGTTTCATCAACCACATCGCCTATGAATTTCACCTTCATTACTGCCTGGATTCGTCCCAATAAACCGGTGATTATCCTCGCCTTTGAAAACTCTGCGTCCTCACTTTCGTAAGTTCCTCTGAATTCAGCGCAGACCATTTCCAATTGATTCCCCCGCTTATCCGAATTCGTCATCCTGCCAGCCAATTCAAGTGCTCTCTCCACGTTCTCCTTCTGCTCCTTAAAGAGGGGAAAGGATATCTTCTCAGGAAGAATCTCTACTTCTTTCTCGGTCTTCCTGCCCAAGGCAACCTGAACTTTTCCCCACAGCATATGGACCGTCGTTTTCTTGTTGCGGGCCACATCAATCCAGTGATCCCTGTTCTTCTTCGTAACCACCGGACCAATCTCTTTAAGCCGGGACCACCCGATTTCTCCGGCAATCTCCCTTCCGATACCGACCTCATCACACTTTTTGCGGGTCATTCGTAAATAATCGATCGCTCTCCACTTGAGCTCGAGGGGGCCTAAAGCTACCTCACAGAAATCCTTCCAATTCGTGTAGCCCAAATCGATGTAATGCCGACCCTCGAAGATCTCCTCCAGTATCTTGCCGAGATCGAACCAACGAACCTCAATTTCAGCCTTTAGGGAAAGGACCTGTTCGTAAAGCTGTTGAGCCTTGCTAACTGAGGGGACCGCCGGCGGCCTTTCGATGATCTCTCGCCGAACGTCAGTATCGTCACTCTCCTGTACTTGGGGGGTATTGGATTCCACTTCCTCCTTCTCGGCGGGCTCTTCAGTCTGCTCGTCCACATTGATCACCGTCTCAGATTTCAATTGATAAGGCGCAACAAAACCCTCGGGCACCAGTCCAAGTTTCTCGGCGGCCGCTAATGTGATTTCGCGTGGCACCTCGTTGAAATTGTCGCACTCAAACTGCGCCTTGCAATTTGTCAGGCACACAGCCAACTCCACTTTCCGATCTTGTCTGTTTTTGCAAATCACATAGGTCGCCATCGATCCTCCTTGTGTTCCTCCGAGTTGCAATGCAATTGCAACTTTCAGTTAGGCCCGTCCCTCTCCCTTGATCGTGGCACTATGGCCATCCGAAGAGATTGTTACGCTCTCCCCTGGACCAAGGGTTTTCTTCATGTTATCGTGAAATTCTTTAGCTATCTCCTTTGGGCCTTCTTCCTTGTTTTTTTCTCGGTCCACAAACAGCTCTCCCTGCGCTCGAATACCGTTAATGTAGTCTTCGGCTTCAGAAATCAGGTCTTCCAGGCGTTGAACGCAGTCTTCTGATAGGCACTGCGACTTATCGCCATCCTCAGAATAGGGTTCGGACGGTTTATGAGGGGTATTTAGGTTCAAATTGACATTTGACAGATTTAGGGACATTTGGGAAATGATCGTGGCCCCAAGAATTTCTGCTTCTCCGCCATAGGAAAATGAAACACCGGTCACCATGATTCGTTTTCGGTAGTCCTCCGGCAATTCGCACATAAAAATCACGTCTTCGGAGAGGGCCTGGAGTGCGACCTGGAATTCGGGTTTTGGTTCGTTCGAACAAGCCAAAGAGAACTGATCCCAATCCTTGAGCTTATTTCGGAGTTCGTACTCTATCTTAACCTTCCCTTTACTGTACTTAATCTTTTGAAATCTCATCGCTGACCTCCTTTTCAAATAAAAGACCAATTATTGTCTCATCCTCTTCCGAAAGTTCCTGGGAAAACGTGACGCTTTTGACGTACCTGGCTGAATCATCCTTGAGTAAACCTCCAAGTCTAAGGCCGTCAATCGCGGCTTTAGCACTGATCCCATCGGGATCTGCGAGCCTCCGGCGTCTTGAATGCACATGGATACGACATTTCTGATCCATTTCTTTATCCTCATCCGCTCCTGTAGTCTCATGGAAAACAGTTGGTTCCATGTCGGGAGTTTGAACGGCAAAATAACCGTGATTTGTTTTACCTCAGCCACTATTGATCCTCCTCCCTTCCCCGCTCCTGGCCGATGTCCTCAATCATCGGCCTCCAAGGCCGGGAGCGGTCGGCCCATAAAGTTATTGTTTAAATATGCGCTTCTGGAATCGGCTCCCTCTTAATACATTTTCCCTTTGCGTAACCGCCCCCAAATGATCTGGATTCACGCATTTACGATTTCTACAAAGATGATCTAAAGTAAGTCCAAGAGGAATTTCACCCTTAAAATACCGATAGGCCCATCTATGCGCATGGAAAGTTTTGCTGATATTGTTCTTTTTAACAGTAAACGTTCCATACCCGTTCGCCTTAATATTTCCAATCCAGTTCCAACATCCATTTGTGTCTTTTTTAACCTTATCCATAAACCTTTCTATTACAGGTTTAGTTTCTCTCCCCATCAATGTCTCGCTAATCTTTCTCCTATGATCCTCCGTTTTAACGTGTGCTCTCATTTTTTCTTTTGCTTCTTCTGAGTGCTTCTTCCCCAATTTGGCGATTCTTATCTTTTCCTTTGTTGCCTCACTCGTTTTCATGCCGAGATGCGAACATTTTGGGGGAATACCTTTTAACTTTTGAGACTTGCCCGTTGCCTGGCATTGTCTACTGCAATATTTCCCGGCTCCCCTTTTCAGGTGACAGGAGTACACCGAAAACCCTTTACCGCACACCTCGCACCTTACCTCTATTTTCATAGATTGTTTTTCTCTCCATCTTGAGAAGGTGCTATTAATTTCATAAGCGGTGGCTTCCTTGGCCTTTTGATTCCCTTCGGGGGATTGCGCGATAGATGATGATGTGGTAGCAATTTTTCAATCAGCCATTCGATAATTCTCCTTCTCATACATCCTCCTTATCTCACCCCTCACCGGGGTTAAAGTCTTGTCCTACGCCATTGCGTAAAGCGTGGCGTACCTTTATTATCATTCTCCTACCCTTAGCGATGGAATTTAATCACTCCCATATCTTCTATCTTGGTGTTCTTTTTTTTCTGGAGCCTTCCACTCGCCCTGAGCAATAAACTTGGCTCCCTGAACTATTTTTAATTCCATCTGCATCCCTTCGGGGTTTTGTTCCGATGCCCACGTTTTCCCCTTAATGATCTTTAATCTACCCCGGTCCATAGTTAGATAAAGTCGTGGTTTCTCAAGTCCGAGGCCTCCTCCTCGCCCATATTCCTTTTGTGGATCTTTCTGGATAGCAACGAACAGAACCCCTTTATTCAATCTCTTGTGGTACTCTCGGAGTCTTTCCGCTATCAGGTAGAACTTGTCTGTAATTTCCAAAAAATCAATAATATTAACTCCATCTGGATTGAGTGCATTGGCGAAATCCTCTTCTTTTTTATAGAATCCTACCTTCCTCCATTGTTTGAGGGGCCCCTCAAATTTCTTTAGCCGTGCCTTCAACTCTGGACCATCCATCTCCGATGAAAAATAAAGGATTGGCCACTTATCCATATTCATTCTTGCAAAATTCAGGAGGAAGGCGGTTTTCCCAGCATTCGGAATCCCAGCAATAACCAAAATGTTCTTAGGCATAATTGAGACAAGGCGCTCGATCTCGAATGGGAACTGAAGTGGTAAAATTGAATCGTCTGCATTCTCCCAGTTAATTAGTTCAATATCGGTCTCGATCTTTATAAACATTCCATTCTTGTCGCCATATTTCTGTATAACCCTCTGATCACAAAGGCGTTTTAGTGCCATAACTACTGCCTTTTTATCGTTTCTTGTGGTCACCTGTAGTCCAATGTGGACATCTGTGGTCAAGAAGTGTCCCGTTGTGGTCATCACAAAATCATGAACCTCTGAAGAAATGTTTCTTTCTTTTCTTTCTACTCGATCAAGTGCACTTTTTATTTTTGCATCAATCCATCTTTTATCAGGATTTTCACCCCATGAAAGTATAAGTCTTTCAAGCACTTCGCAGATAAATGCAGGTTCACCACCCGCCTTTGTCATTAGATTAGCGGTATGAAAAAGGCTATCGTCCCTTTTGCCATAACTAAAGAAATTGTGGTCAGTTGTGGTCGTTGTGGTCAGTTGTGTCTCTTTTTGGTTTTGTACCCCCCCTAGAACCCCCCCTTTAAAATCTAATGCTTTTATTATTATTTCTATTGCATTTGGAATTGAAGGAGCTTGAACTTCGAATAGGCTCAAACCCTCCATCCATTGCCAACTTCTTCCTGTGCCATTTACCGAAGGTGCTACGATGATGAACCCGCCTTTTGTCCGTACATCAATACCTTCAGCTACCTTAGCTTTATTAACAAAGCCATCTTGGTGTGAGAAGAAGAAATGTTTCCCTCCTCGAGGAGTTCTCTCACAAGGAACCAAAAGTCCATCAGGTATTGCATCATTTATCCGAGTTATTCCTGCTACTGTATCAGCATCCACCACAAGGAGATTAGAAATTTCACCAGTTACAAGTCCGATATTTGCATCAGGCATCTTTGACCACCATGATTTGATTTCATCAGAAGTAGCTCTCCGGCTTTGATAGAGTTCCCATTTAGTCAAAGGTTTTTTGTCCTTTGCCGCCGGAATTACAGAAAATCCTTTTGCTTCGTATTGTAAGGCCGCTTCCAAGAGTTTATTCATTTCCAAAGTCCCGCGTGATATTCAGCATGGCAATTAGCACAGAGAATGAGAAAATCAGTCTCTAAAATTTTCTGTTGAAAATGTTCAAAACTATATTGCCTTAACCATACCGAAAATTGATCACGAGGACCCTCTTTTCCCTTGGAGTTTGTATGATGGATTTGGATTGCTGCCAATGATTTATCATATCGACACCTATCACAATGAAGTCTGTCTGTTCCTAAATGAGCTAAAAACCAATCAATCTTCTTTTTTCTATGTTTATATGCTCGATCAAGATACTCTTTTTTATGTACCTGATAATACTTCGTGCTTCTTTTTCTTGCACTTTCAAGATGGTTTTTGTACCATTCACCACTTTTATAGTTGGCTTCTGCCTTATGCTGCTGATAGTACTGTTTGTGCTGTTTAATAAAACGCTCTCGATTTTTTAGATAATATTCTTTTCTATGTTCTTTTGCTTTTTCTGGATCTTTATAGGGCATTTGGTTGGTTTTCCTCTTTAATACCGGTTGCCTTTTCCTTCGGTGGAATATTGAGATAGTGGATATTGAAGACTATCTTTCTCCACATGCGAGAAGAAAGTTGATTTACCTGATAATTCTTGCGACCAGTCAAAAAACCTATTTCTTTGGTGGTCATTTTTCCAAGAGTTGAAAATAACTTGCAGTAGACCTTTACGAAGTTACCCCCAGCCAATCCTATTTGGTTCTTCTTAGATACAGCACCCCAGCAGGAGGTACAAAATAACGTAGGATTCTTAATTGTATTTTTGCCGTCCGGGAAGGTCTCTTGGTAAAGCCCTATCCTATCCGCTGCGACTCCACAGAAAAAACATTTATATTCGTTGAGTCGAGACTTAGCCATTTCTGAATTCATATTTAGATCCCCAACATTCTCTCTTCGAAATGCTTCCCCATAATGATCGTCTTTCTCGTGTAGACATAGTTATTCTCCACCATCAAGGTCCAATACCCTATAGGTCTCTATCTTCTAAAAATGTTAAAAATTGCTCAGCGTTCATTAATGTAGTACTGCCATTTTGGTGATCTTTTACTATAAACGTGGCCACATTAAAATCCTCATCATCCATGTGTCTATCGGTGTACCCCGAGCCTCCACAGACTTCACACTTAATTTTACCTATCTTTTTAACGAGTGGAAGTTTGACTGTGTAAAGACCTCTATAAAATTCTGCCTTCGGATCGGCGATTCTTAGTAATCTGTCGAGCAATTCGAAAGTTCTTTTCTGAGCATACTTCATGTCCCTATTCATCTTTTTCTCTATTAATTTTATTTCGGAATTGTTTACTTGACAAACCATTGGCCGTTTCCTTATAATAAAAACATCCTATCCTACAGAAAGGAGCAATCCCAATGGCAAAAGTACCAGCATTTTACTCCATCAATGAGGTCAAGAAGCCAG